GGACACGGGTATGACCTCGGATGTGAAGAATGTCCGTTCTGCACAACTTGCGAGCTTTACGACAACGCAATGAGAGAATATTTGGCGAAATAATTTGGAGGCGCACACAGAATGAACAAAATTATATCGGGCATAGCGCAAATGATTATTATCAGGAGCAAAATTAGCCGAGATGGTGCAACGAACATCAAGTCAGATTATTTGCGAGGTCGTGCGGACGAGGCGGATTATATCCTCGACACGCTCAAAACATTCTACCCCGATGAAGTTGCGGAGGCATTTTCATCACAACCCAGCACAACACCCGACAACAAGCAAAAGGAGATATTATGAAAACGATATACAGCAGCAGATATTATTACATCTATTATTATGATGCAAACAATCACCAGCACTGCGAGGCGGTATTCACAGATTCGCTCGAAAGTGCAATTCGGAAAACACTTCTGCGTCACATCGGCGAGGACATCGAAATCGCCTATTTTTGACCCTCCGACCTTTTGTGTCTTTTTGATGTTTGGGCGGTGTCATCACTAAAAAAACCGCTCACCAAAACCCACTATCAGATAGCCACGTGTGTATGCGTTCTATCCAATAGTATATAGCTGATATAGAGGATAGTATAGCGTAATATATCCTCATAATAGTATATAAAAGAAGTCCATAGAGAAAATAATAGGACTATCCGCGGATATCGTGCGTGTGCGTGCGTGTATGTGGGTATGTAACAATCAATGAATTTAGCGTAGATTGCGTGCGTGTGTGCGTGCGTGGTATCCGAATTATTAGTAAGCGGAGGTATATAGTATGATATATGAGGAGGTAGATATGAAATATTCACAAGTGCGAGCGGGTATGGAACGATTTATATCCGCTCGTTTGGGGGCGGCATTAAGAGAATATCATAGGTGTACGCAACCTATTTTATAAAAAAACAAGATACGAATCAAGGAGGTATCATTATGGCAATGCGTGGAACAAAACCAAAAACAATCAAAAAGTTTATGAGGGGCGACAAGGTCTGCGGTTACAGCAGATTCTTCTACAGGCTCTCGGACGGGGCGACAGCGGACAAGGCGACAATCGTTATTTTGAGAGATGACGGACTGCACGGCGAGAGGGATATGAAACGAATAGGTTATATCTCCGCCAGCGTGGTAGACACCGAAATCACTTTTGACGAAACATCGTGCGGAACTCAATCATTGACAGTCATCAAACAAGGCGAGCAGTATTTGTTGGATTTGCTCGTGGCACTCGGAAAGGCGGATACGATGACAGAGCCGAGGACAGCACCAGCACCAGCCGAGGACGACGGGCACGATGTGCTTGTTATACCGATTTCAAAAGTTCACGAACTCGTCGGCAAGAATATAAACGGGTACAAGATTCTCGGAGTGGACATTTTCTTCAACGGCTCGTATCATCTTGTGTTTGTTACAGATTCAACGGATACAGATTCAACACACGTGTTCGGTTGCGACATCGAGGTGATTAACGAATGAACATCGGCGACTATGTAATCCTCAAACCATACGAGGACATAAAGCAAACGGCTGATTATGCGTACTTCGGTTTTAACGATATGATGAGGCGGTATGTTGAGCGGCGTAGTCTGCGCAGAATCACGAGGGTTTACGAACTAGGTTCTCACACCGCAATCTCTCTCTTGGGATCTGAATATCCTTGGTCGCCAGAGTGGGTGCAAACCTATCTCGGACAAGAGTTAGAGGGCTTCACAATATGAAGATAAAAGCAGGAGATTATGTGGTTTTCAAACCGATAGAACAATGCGACAACCGACAAAACATCCTTGAATTTATGAGGTCTGTGTTCGATGGTAACGCTCACAAAGTAAAAAGTTGCGGCTATCATGACGGTTGGTTTGTTGTAGATGACAACGACGGTTATTATTATCACGAATGTTGGATAGACCGAAAACTGTCACTGGAAGATATTACAATTTAACAAAATATGCCATCAAGGAGGTAAACAATATGGCAAAAAGTATCAACACAAGTAGCAAACTCACGAAAGCAGATTTGAAGACGGGTATGGTCGTCGAGTACGCAAACGGCAAGCGTAGATTGGTCATTCTCGATTTCAACGGCGAGGATATCTTGTTCGGCTGTGGCGAGGGCGAGAGATTCTCAAAACTCGACAATTTCAACGATGACCTCACGCACAAAAAGAAAGAGGCACTCAACATTGTAAAAATCTACAACCACAGCACCGACAGCAAGGCTGATGGCGATTTGTACAACGACACCGACCTTATCTGCGACCTTACGGCGTCCGATGACGACGATGTAGCAGACGACGAGAGCGGCGACGATGTTGTTTTCTCTCTCAAAGACATTTGCGATACGCTCGGCTTTGTAATCAAGCGAGTTAGATAACGCACAACTTAATCGGTGGGGGTTGAGGATAACGCCTCGCCCCCATCACACCCCACACATATTTTTATCGGAGGACACAATTATGGAAATCAAGCAACGCAAAACTTATCAATGCTCGTCGGAGCGTGCAATCAGTGAGTTCTTGTCGCTTTGCAAGTCGCAGGGATTCACGTACAAAAACAACAAGGAAATCAACGTTGGCGATGCCAGCGAAATATATAGTATGTTTGATGCAGATACTTGTTTCAAGACAAATCTCGGTGCGTTGACTTTTGGCGCAAAACAAGGATACCTCGAAAAAGAACCCGACCGAGAAATCACGGAGTTCAAAGCAACACCGCATTTTGACAAAATCTATCATATGCCGTCCGCTAAAACATTCGGATTGGCGTGCTACCAGCTGTTCAAAGACGGATATACGGCTCAAATCCAGTCGTTTACGCTTACGGTTTTTGATGTAATCGCAACATACAACCTCACAAAGTTCGCAGATGGTTCAGAGCGTGTGCTTGTGGTTGATGACGAAAGCAAGCGAATTATGGTATCGACAGCAAAACGAATGAAAGCACTTGGTTATGCTAACTTCGATTTGTTTGATTTGCTAATGCCAGCACTCCCAAATGTACACGACATAATCAAGCTCAAAACCAGCGGAGAGATTTGCGTTGTCAGAAGAATTGGCGATGACGGAATCACTATTAGCCTAGACAACCAACAAGGCAGTTTTAGAATAACTACACCAGACGGATACACAAAAGTAACCGAGGAAGACCATTCTGATTGTTTCAAGTCGGTTAAGGTCGGTGACATCATAAAATACAAAGATTCGCTCTTAAAAGTAACCGAAAAACACGATGACTACCTCAACTATATAATCGTTGTAAGCGCAAGTTATATAGACACTTTAAGTATCGATTACAACTATTCGCTTTTCTGTGATGCCGAATTTGAAATCGCCGATGGGTTGGTAGCCAACGATAAATACACTGTCGGCTCGGTTTGGAAGATATACGGCGACGACTACAAGGTTATAGAATCCAACAACTTATTCGTAAGAGCAATAAATACAAATGGAAATATCAGCACCTACACAATCGACAGGCTTAACGACGCAGAACCAACCAAACTTGAAATCACGGAGTTTAACCCGAATCCAGATGCGGTGGTTATGCCCGAAAGTGAACTTGGAGATTTGTGCGACAAGGCGGTCACGGTATTCAAGGAACACGGATACGATGACGCAACTCACGACGGTGTGATGGCGTGGCTCAAAAAGTGGAACAAATCAAAAGGTTGGCTCGCAAGCATACTTCGACAACATCACGCTTGGGACGAAAAGAATTTGTGCGTGTCTGATATCTTCGAGGAAGAGCGCACGACAACCGAGATCAAGAGATGGGACGCTGTTTTGACTTTTGCCAATTGGGTTTATCGAAATTCTACCGACCGTACATTGTACAATATCCTTTGCAGTGGCGATTCAAGTTTTTGCACGCGATGCAAGAGTGTAACATCTGAGTTTAAGGAAAGAGCAGAAAAATTAATATCGGGCGCAAAAGTAAGCGTGGGCGCAAAGTACACAAGGGCGATTCGTCAATTGTGTGGTGCGATAGGGCTAACAAAGTGCGATGATTTTGAAAAACAATTCGCTACACTTTCCGACGCTTTCTCGGACGGAAAGGTTAAGAGAAGATACTGCTTGTCAATCAACCCGCTCGACTTCTTGTTGATGTCAAACGGAAACTCGTGGAGCAGTTGCCACTTTTTGGAGTACGGAAGCTCAAACAAATGTTATCAAGCAGGCACAATGTCGTACCCAATGGACAAAGTGACGATGATTCTCTTCACTATTGACAACATTAAAGGGGATGGCGACTTCTATACATATCCTAAACTCCATAGACAACTCTTTATGTACTCGTCGAAGTTCTTAATGCAATCAAGATTGTATCCGAGCTGGACAGACAAAGCATACTCTACGCTCACGAGAGATACTGTAAGGGGCATAATCGACGAGTGCGAGGGCAACAAAGATAAAGAGGGCGTTTGGGGAATGGTTAGATGGAATGTTGAGAGCGGTTCGAGAAAGTTTTTCGTGACCGCACCGAGAGCACTTCACTATCAAGATTATGTGTATGATTACAATATAAATATCATACCGAAATCGGACGCGTCAATTCCAGACTATTACGAAGATGTGAATCCGTTTGAACTTCCCGAGATTGGCGGAACTATCGTGTGCCCTAAATGCGGAAAAGAACACAACTATAATTCGCACTGTTGTTATTGCAACGAATGTCACGTCAGATACTATTAATTAGGAGATGCAAATATGAACAAGAAAACGATTGAAAATATATTCAAAGCAACACAAGCCGAGTTAAAATCCGCGCTCGAAACCGATCTTACAGGCGGTGGGCGAGAGATTTTGTCGCAAGATGGGTTCTTGTACTCGAAAGGCACGCACCCTGTTTTGCTCGTGGCACATATGGACACGGTTCACAAAGAATCACCAAAAACGATTTTGTACTCAAAAGACGGAAACACGATTATGTCATTGGAGGGAATCGGTGGCGACGATAGATGTGGGATAATTATGATTCTCGAGATTTTGCAAAAATACGATTGTTCTGTCGTGTTCTTGGAAGATGAAGAAATTGGTTGTGTGGGCGCACGCAAGTTTTGCAAGGCTGGAATCGACCTCGGCGACATAAATTATGCGGTCGAGTTTGATAGAAAAGGCGGGAACGACTATGTGTTCTACAAAGATTACAACAAAGATTTCGAGGCTCACATCAAAAAGTTCGGTTTTGTAAAAGCGACAGGCTCTTGCTCAGACATATCACACATTGCGCCTACGTTCAAGATTGAGGCGGTCAACATATCGTGCGGATACTATTGCCCGCATTGTTGGTATGAGTATGTGAAACTTGACGAGATGTACGACATTATTGAGCGAGCGACAAAAATGATTGGCACAAAAACCAAAAAGTTTGAGTACGCCGAGCCGACAGTGGTCAAATACACAACGACTCCGAGAACGAACATCAGCTATTTCGATGACGACTATTATACATCTAACTACTACAAAGATTGGTGCAACTCGTACACGAAGAAGAAAAAAGAAGATGACCCAGTGTGGCTTACGGACGAAGACGTGATTCTCATTGTGGGCGGAAAACAAAAAGAGAATTTCGGTAAAATCTATATGGACAACAAGAGCAAACTGTATTGGGACTCCAAATTGACGAACGGCATAAAAGACGGATTCGCAATCGGTAGAAAATCGCACTACTCTTGCACTTATTGGGGGGCTTCAAGAGATTTCCCCGACCAGCTGTATAAGTTGGACGGCGGAATATCCGACGACCTACCGCCCTACTACATCGACAAAGGGCAAGCCAAATTAGTTCACGACGGCAAAGAGGAAGATTTCGTGCGGGTGTTTATGGACTCAAACGGCGACCTCTACCAAGATATTTGGCTGACCAAAAAGTTGAACAAGACGGCAAGGCTTGTGGAAAACGAAACGCTTGTCGATTTGGATTACAGCGCAATAGCCGTACTGTTCCCACAACAATCGTATAAACTCAACAGAGGGGGCGCAAAAAAATGAAAATAGATGGCGGCGACAAAATTAGAATTGCAAATAGAGATGCCTTAATTGATCAATACCCGCGAATCAGCAAAAGTTGCTTTGTTTGGGAACACGCAAGCGAGGAACAAACGGTTAGTTGGGGCGAAAAAAATCTTTCTATAAATAGTTCTATAAGCGTGGAATGTGACACGGCGGTTGGGAGTATGTCCCTGTTATGGCACTAGATATGAGGGGGTTCTTGGTATGAAAAAATACTATGCGGTTCTCACAAGATGGGACGGTTACGAGGTAATGTTAGAGATAAAAAAAGAGTGGGCTGATGATATCGTGTGTGCGGTGGAGGCTCAAATTCTCGTGCGTGTCGGAAATTTTGCGATTGCAGGCGACCAGTTTTCAAAAGTAGATATCGTGGAGGCGCAAGGAGAATGATTACGAGAGTGTGCCGAGAAGAACATACTTGCCAAAAGTGTGGTCGAATAATCAAGAAAGGCGAAACGGTCATCTTCGAGAAACCGAGAGGACTTGCGGGTTTTTATCGTTGCTCCGACTGCGGTTTGTATGTTGAGGAAATCTACGAAATGCAAGCAAGCAAGTGGCAACGAAACGAAAATCACGGACATAGTTGGAGGAAACCGAAAAAAAATGGACAATGAAAGGTTGAAAGATTTGCTAACAAATGCTATAATATATATTGGCGATTTGTACTACTGCGATTATGAAACGGACGAGGCATACGAAACAATTAAGCTCGAACTAGGAATCACAGACGAGGAACTTAAAGAGCTTGGGTTTGACATCTTCGACGAGCCAGCGCAAGACACCGAAATGCAAGCGTTTTGGGAAGATTTTAATACCGCCGAAAAGTTTGGCGTGTCGAGCATAAAAGCAAGATTCGATTTGGCGTTCGACAAGTACAAAGACAATGTGGCGGTTATGACGAATCTGTCGAATGTATTATGCACGAAAGCATATGAGCAAAAAACTAGGAATCACGCATTTGCTGACTTGTACAATGAGTTGTGGCAAAAAGTGGACGACTACGCAACGCAACACTACAAGGGCGAACAGCTCGACAACTATCTAAAACTGACGGAGGCATAATATGTATGAGTATATAATAACAGACGAAACCAGAAAAGAAACCATCGATGTTATATCGGTAAACAGACTCGACGGTCTTTTTAACGACTTTGCACAAAGAATCAAGACCAACCGAGATGTGAACAACGACCAACCGAAAATGTTTAGGTTTTTCGGTTTTGAGTACGACTCGGACGACACGTTATTAAATCTATTTATTCGATTATCGAAGAACTTGTATGGCGACTCCGACATAATCACTGTTTACGCAAGAACGGAAATTAGTTTTTAAGGGGGGGGGTATATATGAAAACTGAACAAGAACAAGTTGAAAAAATGGCACGAGCGATGTGCGGTTTCTGCATTGTAGATAAGCGTTGCGCATTAAAATGTTGTGCGCCTTGTAGCGATGTCGCAAGTTGCGATTGCAGTTACAAAGAAAATGCCAAAATGCTTATAGACGCAAGTGGTAATCGGTTTAGTTATGGAGATTTAACAAGCAAAGAGGTGTTGTATATCGCAAAACAATTTGGGGTAGGCATAGATGACTGTTTGTGCAAAGAAAACAACATAGCAACGTCCCACATAAACAAGCTCGTCGAGCAAGATACAGATATTAAAAAGTTGGAGCAACAAGTTAAGCAGGCACAAATCGACACAATAAACACAATCGTTAAATATTGCGAAAACCCGAACCATTGGCGCGAACTAAAAGATTGCAAATTGTGGGGTGGGAAATCTGACGACTTGCAAAATTTCCTAAACGGGATTTTTAAGGAGGTAGATGTATGACAAAAGAAGATATTAAAGACGCATTACAGGCTTGCAGTGCCATTAACAGCCCTTGCGTCAACTGCCCATACAAGGACGTTGAAAATTGTTACAACACGCTAAACAATGACGCTCGCGAACTTATCACTGAACAAGAGAAAGAGATTGAGCGGTTGAGAACAACACTTGGGCAATGTAACACTGAACTCAACAGTGCGTTGGAAAGTTTGAAAAGTCAATGTCGTGAAATTGGAGAGTTGAAAGCGGGAACAAAACAAGCCAAAATCGACGTGCTGAATAAGTTGAAAGAAGAAATGGGAGACGTAAAGGTTGGTATGTGGACTGCCTCTCAAATCGACGAACTCATCAAGGAGGTAGAAAATGAGCAAAAAGACTAATACCCCAAAGCAAACAAAGTGGAAACTCTTGTTGGTAGAGGACGGTTCTATCGATATTGACGAACTTCAACAGTTTTTCGATGAGCAACATATGAAAATAAAAATCGTCATATATAGAATGGGTGCGCCCAAACCTGAATTGAAAGAATTTTAAGGAGGTGCAAAATGCCGAAGATAAAGGTTGAAATAGAAGTGCCGAGAGATGACTGCGGTAATTGTAGGCTATTAGATGAGTTTGGCTGCTGTTTGCTGTTTGAAAAGGAACTTAACCATCGTGAAGTATTAGACGACTGGGGCTTTAGCTGGGATACAGTTGAACGTTGCGACGAATGCAAACAAGCGGAGGTAAAAGAACAATGATATATGTACCAAACCCGATAATTGTCCCACAAAGGCAACAAAAAGAAGAAAAGCGCAAAATCAAACTATTTACAGCAAGCGAAGTTGAAGATATGATTGCAATGGCAATTAGAATGGTCGGTGGGAGTGAGATTATCCGAAAGAACAGGATAGTAGTCAAGCCCATATTCACACCCGATGATAGTGCCATTGATGTTTATATCGCACAAGGCGACTTGGCATCACGACAACGGATAGAAATACCGAGAGTGTAAGGAGGTGAAAGATGATAACAAGTGAACAATACGAACTGTATCTAAAAGCGCAAAGAGATTTAATAAAATTCTATGAAGATTTGTGGAGTGGCAAACTATGGGAAAACAGTATGAAATAATTTACGCAAACGGCAAAATGTACAAATGCAGTGAGAGATTACCTGACACATATGCGCTTAATATAGGGTGGGGTGCAAAAGGGATTGGGTTCGGTGAACTAAACATCGAATACAACGAAAAGACGGGCAAATGGACGAAAGACACCGAATATATGTCAGACGAGTTTTGCCAAGCGGTTCTTGCGAAGTGGCTTGCGGATATGGAAAGGAGTTGAAACAAAATGATAACAGCAAAAGTAATAAGCAAAAGTGAAAATGAACCGTGGCTAAAACACGATTTGGAATATGGCAAAGAGTATGAAGTTGAAGATATTGATATGGGGCAATCATATACAAGCGTTTATATTATTGGTAAGCCATTCCCTTACAACAGTGTTTTCTTTGAGTTCTATGAAGACGGCAAGCCACTTGATATTTATCGGGACAAACGTTTTAACAAATATCTATTTTTATAAGGAGTTAAGGAAATGAAACCAGTATATATGTGTGAATATTGCTACAAAATGGGTGACAAAACAACAATCAAGGAACACGAATTGGTTTGTAAATACAATCCAAAAAACGAGACTTGTTGCACTTGCAAGCACGCTGTTATCAACGGTTATACTCAATTTGTTGTTGACTGCGATAAAAATGCTATCAAGGGCGTAGGCTGTTGGGAACAAGGCGTACCCAAAATAGTATAAGAATGTAATAGGAGGCATAAAATGATAGAAGTAATCAAACACGGAAAAACGAAATTCACGGCGACTTGCGCAAATTGCGGTTGCGAATTTAATTACGAAGTTGAAGATATAGTCGACGGGAAGGTAGCTTGCCCAGATTGTCATAAAAAGTTTCCTCACATTATGACTTCGGGCTATATTAGCGCGCCTATTTATTATCCGCCGAATTGCAGAGTTGTTGAGTACGCGCCTAAAACAGGATATCCGCCAGATACGATATGGTTTAATACCACAACGAACGCAAATGAGGCTAACACGACAGGAACACTTCTTGGCGATGTGCACACTACCGAAAAAGATTTGGAGATTCAGCAAGTGTTCAAAGACCAAATGAGCAAGAAAATGGCTATACCTTGTGCGGATAAGGAGTGATTATGGACAAAGATAAAATATCAACCATACTTATACTTAAACACGACATCGTTACATCTAACTTCGTGAACCAAACGCGGCAAGGTGAATACGGGCGCGGATTCGAAGACGCTATCGAGTTTGTGACCAAAATAATCGACAACAAACTGCAAGAATATATGAACGAGGTGAAATAAAATGACAGAGCATAAAGATATGTGCGAAACGCTAACCGCATATTGCACTAAAAACCTTAACGGACTGCCACCGCTCAAAAACTGCAAAGTTGTAACCGATGAGAAGAACAAGGTCTATGTGTTACAGCACGGCGACGATGTGTTGTGCATAAGCCAGTCAGCCGAGGCAATCGTGGCGCACATAGCAATGCGAAGATTGTTCTTGGCAACGAAAGAAACGGGCAAATGAAGATTATACGAAGAATACTATCTTTAATAGCAATCTTAATATGTATAGGAGTTGTCTACTACTTGTTGGCAGAATACCTAAACATCTAAACTGTACAAATACCGAAATTTTGGAGGTATTGAAAGTATGGATTTTACAATAGTAATCAATGGCACAAAAATAATCGAGGCTTATATAAAAACACCGCCGAGGAATTTGAATAAGTTTTTGCTTGGCAAGGCTGGGCGGTATTGCTTCAAGTTTACAGATATGTCAATACCAAATGAGCCGCAAGATGAGATAACTGATATATTTGTCGTTATTAAATCTCCGCCAGCAATAATTTGTGTGGACTACATCACGGTTAATTTTGAAAAAAACCGCATAATTGCGAGAATAGATAAAAAGGAGGCAACAAAATGAGTATATTTACAGGCAAATGTGACTTGTACGACAGCGTTGAAATGTTGGACGGCGGGTTCAAAAATTTTATGAGCCGATACAATAACGGAGTAACAATCGAGGTCGGCGACAAGAAATTTGTTGTAATGAGCCGCGATGACATTCTTCCGTACTACACGCACCTTGTTGGAGTTATGACTTGTACAAACGACAAGTGCTACATCAGATTGTCGTCAATACCATACACGCAAACGCTAATCGAGGAGCGAAATGAATGGATTAAACGCTACAAGAGAAACATCAAAAATTGGAGCAAAAACCCAGAACACAAGAACAACCGAGCCAAAATAGAGTGGGCAGAGAAAGAAATAGAGAGCCTACAAGACAGCATTGCGATGTACAAGCGTTGGGAACACGAGTTCGAGCGATATGTTAAGCGCAATCTAGGTCACGACGAGGAGGTATAAAACGAAGAAAACAATATTAAAGTAAAACTTTCCATTGACAAATCCGCGATTATGTGGTACAATAAAATCAGACAAGAGGAGGCGACTGTGGAATTAGCAACTTTTATGATAATTGTTTTTCTTTTCATTGACTTTTTACGAGGCAAGTAATGGCACAAGTAAAATTTGACAGCGACACGCACACATACACGATAGCCGACGTCGCATATCCAAGCGTTACTGAGATTTGCGAACCAATCAGTTTTAAAAAACTTGACGCCCTCTCAAAGAACATCTTGGACAATGCGGCGAGGCGAGGTGCGAAAGTTCACGATATTTTGAGCCAGTTCGTTGTAGCCGACGACTTCGACATCAATGAGGTAGACACTGAATCTTTCTCGTACTTCTCGGCGTTCGTCGAGTGGTGGCGAACATACAGACCGACTACGCTTTTCAGCGAGTATGTGCTTGGAGATTCGGAACTCGGATATTGTGGGACGTGCGACTTTATTGGAATAATCGATGGGCAAGTTGTGCTTATCGACTTCAAAACGACTTCTTCAATCGACAGCAAGTACCTCGCGGTTCAGCTTGCGGGCTACAAGCTGTTGTTGGAGGCACGCGGTATATGCGTGGACAAGACTTGCGTTCTTCATCTAAAAAAAGACGGCAAGTACACCTACAAAGAAATCGAGCCAGACTACGAATGGTTTGATATTTTACAGAAACATAATACTAAAATGAGGAGTAAAAATGGCAGAAAATGATTTGATTGTCTACGAGCAACCGAAAGTTGTATCAACGCTAAAACGCAACGACTACAACATAACGGTCGGGGACAAAGAGGTAACATTGAAACGCAATATCGACTTCGGCAAAGTACCGAAAGCGAAATCGCCGTCGCTGTGGAAAGCGGGCGCAGAGAAGATTCTTATGGCGTTCGGTCTTTTGTATGACGTCGAAATCACCGACAGTTACAAGGACTACAAAAACGGGTTCTTCTACTACGAGTGCAAGGCTACGGCGTACTTTGATGGCAAAATTGTGCGTGTCGGGGTTGGTTGTGCAAACACAAGCGAGTCGGCAAACGGCACTGCAAGCGGATTCAACCAAGCAAATTCGGCACTAAAAAAAGCAAAGAAGAGGGCAATCGTCGATTTAGCACTCACACTCGGCAGTTTGAGCGACTGTTTTACGCAAGATTTCGAGGACGAGAACTTCGTAAACGATGATTCGGCACGCAAGATTCAAGGAGACAATGACCCGATAACAACAAAGCAAGTGCAACGCATATTCGCAATCGCAGCGAGCAAAGACATTTCCCGTGAGAAAGCAAAGACATTGCTTACATCGTGGGGCGTGGAATCAACAAAAGACATTAAACTTAAAGACTATGACGCTATATGCGAAAAATTGGAGCATTACGGCGAAACAACGGAGGAACAAAAATGATTAAACCAAACAAACGATACAAGGTTTATGATGTGAAGAAAGGCAAGACGAGTATCGGCAACTACACAATCGTAAAAATCAGGGACGCAAATCCGCAAAAAGATGGTACGTTTACGCACGAGTACGCTTGGCTGTTCGTCAATGACGATGTTTGCGTGTATAACAATGCGGAAGTTCTGTTCACTGCCATCGACGGAGTTCGCAAGAAAACAACAAGTTACAACGGCAAGTACACAACCGAGGTAACACTCTACATCACCCCCGAAAATTTCAAGGTTGAAACCATAGGGGACGCCCCAGCCGACGAGTTGCGCCCGCTTGACGAGCATGATTTGCCGTTCTGACGCACTGTAATGGGGTAAAAATGGGCGTTAGGCTTAAATTTGAATACTTATTCGGTTTTAGGCTTAACCCCCGCTTAAAATTGAAATTAGGCGGTCGTGGCTTATGGCGTACATTTTGGTGGACACGCGCGAAAAAGACAATGCGTATGTGCTAAAAGACTTCAAAAAGCTCGAATATAACTACAAAGAGATTAAGTTAGACGAGGGCGACTATCAAAGTTCGTTTAATCCAAACTGTGTAATCGACTTGAAAAACGGGCTTCACGAGGTACAAGCTAACATTGCTGGCACTAAAAAAGAGCGAGCAAGGTTTATGCGAGAGGTGCAACGCTGTGCAGATAAGAATAAGAAGTTAATCGTTCTAGTTCGCGAGGAAGTTATCTACAACATCTATGGCGTTCAGTTCTGGAAATCTCCAACGCACGAGGTCTACGACAAACAAAAAAAAGTGTGGATTGACAAGCCGTACACCAAAGTTTCGGGCAAGTTCTTAATGAAAGTGATGGAACGGTTCGAGCGTGACTACGGCATTGAATGGCACTTCTGCAAACGCAAGGACACCGCCGCCGAAATCGTCAAACTACTAAACTGGAATGGAGGAAAAATCAACAAAAATGGATACTAAACCGACAAGAAACGCCGAGTTCTGGGCTGACAAAATCGTGCTTTATTGCTTGAAACACAAAATGACGTACCGCGAATTTCACTTAAAGTGTGGAATCGGGCAATCGGCATTTTACGACATTTTGACTGGAGAAACGAAAAATATTTCCCCGAAAACGTTGGGAAAATTGCTTTCAGTGCTTGACACGGAAGAGCCGCCGTGCTATAATTTAGGGGAACTTTGGGACAAGAGTTCATACCAAACCAAATCCTCGGACTATTGAGTGACACCGATAATTCGAGAAACAACTGAATAGTACGAGGACAGAACCTCCTAACAAAGCCGTGTGTCACTTTTAGGCAGAGTTAGGGGGTTTTCTGATAAAAGGAGCAAAAGCAATGGGAAAAGTTTTGTTAGATACTGAAATATGGGATAGCCTTTCCGAATGTTCGGCTAATAGCAAGTATTTGTTCCTTTGGCTAAAAACGAACCCTGTAAGCAAAAGTTTAATAGGAAACCATAAAATTCCAAGCAAGATAATAGAGTTTTATACTGGGCTATCGCATAACGATGTTAATAAATCGATTGATGAGTTGGTAGAAAAGGGCATAATATTTGTTGATAATAAAAATATACTTATTCTCGACTCGTACAAAGACTATACAACGTCGATTACATTTCAAACAAAATTAAAGGAAGAATTGCTGGATATAGATAGTGAAGAAATTCGAAATATCGTATTGGAATGGCTAAAAATATTGCAAAAAAACCAAGCGAATAACATCGCTAACAACAAGACTGCCAAAAGGCTATATTCTATGTTTGACGGTAAGTGCGCTTATTGTGGAGTAGAGTTAAACCCCGATAATTTCACAATAGACCACAAAAACCCAAAAATAAATGGAGGGGGAAACGAATTTAGCAATCTTTTCCCAAGTTGTAGGCATTGTAATTCGCAAAAAAGCGGGCGCACAATTAACGAGTATAGGCTGGCGTTCTTTAACAAAAAACATAAATTTTATTTCGAGGTATAAAATGGCAGACATAAAAGACACAAATACATTCGTAGTAAATGCGTGGATGGCAACAAAATTAGAACTTTCGGGCAATGAACTGTTGTTATATGCTTTAATATACAATTTTTCGCAAGACGGTAGGTCGGAGTTTTTTGGTAGCCGTTCGTATTTATCAGAGTTTATAAATGCGTCAAAGAGAACGGTTGACGGAGTTTTAACAAGTTTGCAAGAAAAAGGGCTAATAAAAAAGCGTGTGCAAGTTACTAACGGAGTGACTAACAACTTCTACTCGGTGTGCGATGAAAAAATTGCACAGGGGGTGCAAAAGTTGCAGGGGGGTGGTGCAAAAGTTGCACCCAAATATAAAGAAGAATATGAAGATAAAGAAAATTATAATAAAAGAAACGAAAACATAGTTCAGCCCTCTTTTTTAGCAAACGACGAAAACCAAGTCCAAAACGAAAAGGTTGATTTAGAAACGGCAACTCCGACTACTACGACTTCTTTAATAGCAAACAACGAAAAACAGGAGTTGCAACAAATGGTAATTCCAGAAACGAGAAACGAAACTACGATAGAACAAGTAATAGACTTTTTCGACAAGACATACTCTTTATACCCACGAAAAGCAAGTAGAGGACGAGCACAAACCACATTTATCCATAAAGTTTTTGCTCGTGACTTTACAGAAAGCCGAAAAAGAGCGTTGTACATATATAAGTGCCTTGAACGACAAATAGTTGAATGGGCGAACGAGGGCAACGGTAAAGGGCGAGGAAAAGATTTTATGCCGTATATGAGTTCGTGGCTAAACGACAACTTTGAGGACGTACCGAAGAAAGATAGAGGTAAAACAAAATGAAACCGATAAAAGAAATATGGACTATAGTGGACGAACAGCACGAGTTTTTGGCGGGGCTTGAAGACGCGATAAACGCAATGCAAGAGGACGGGCTTGATGTCGAGGTAAAGTTTTCGGCGACGAACGACAAGTTGTGTGCGCTTGTGCTTGGGCGAGGTGACTACGATGATTGCGACGAACAACAATAAATTCGTGCGTGAAATAACTTATTTGGGCAAGACAAAGCGGTTCACGAACGATTTTGACTTATTGAGCGAGGACGAATACAAAAAGATTGTCGAAGACTGGTATGCGAAAGCCGACAGAAACACTATAAACGAGGAAATAATACCGTTCGACGAGGGCGGTGTCAAGTTTTCCGAAATAACCGATTACTACTTCCGTGACGTGATGGACGATTCGCGATTAGGACGCCAGCAAAGTGGAGCATAAACGAGGTTATGGCTAACCGAGAACTTGTGTCGGCGGTCGTGGGGAAGATTAAACGTAACCCTGCGTTTTTTACAAGCAAGTCAATGACCGACAACATAGATTCGTACTTTCGTGTTGGGAGCGACGGAACGGCAATTAAAGTGTGTCAATTTCCGCCTAAAATAGTTGACTATATCTTGTACGAATACAATGTGAACGACAACTACTACGATTACAGTTGCGGTTGGGGCGCAAGGCTTGCTGGTGCGCTAAAAAACAGAGTGAACTACTTTGGGACAGACCCGAACTACAATCTTGTTGACCGCCTAAACACTTTTGCGAGCGACTACTCAAAACTTATGCGCACAAAAACAAGCGTGGATATTCGGTGTCAAGGCAGTGAGGTGTTTGTTGACGAGTGGAAAGGGAAGATGGGTTTGGCGTTCTCAAGTCCGCCGTACTTTTGCCTTGAAGACTACCGAGTTGGAAAGCAGTCGTATGTGAGTGGCGAAACGAGCTACCAAGATTGGCTTGACAAGTATTTAGAGCCGACGATACAAAACATATACGAGTATTTGACTGACGACGGATACTTCGTGTGCAATATAAAGAACTTCGAGAAATACAAAATGGAAAGCGACACGGTGAGGCTGTCCGAGAACAACGGGTTTGAGCTTTATAAAGTCGATTCGCTCAAAAACACAAAGCGAGTGTCTGGTTTTAACGGCAACAACGACGATGTTATGCTCGACGTGGACGAAAACATATATGTGTTCATAAAACGAGGAGCAACACCGAAACAGTGCCACCCCGTGCAACTATCGCTGTTCGACATTTAGGAGGTTTAATATGATAAAATTGCTAATAGGCGGTTCTCCGTGTACATATTGGAGCATTGCACAAAAAAATAACCGAGAAACAGTCGCAAGTGGACTTGGTTGGGAACTGTTCAAAAACTACGTCATCGCAAAAGACAAATTCAAGCCCGACTTCTTCTTGTACGAGAACAACAAATCTGCTACCAAAGCGATAAAAGACCAAATAAAGTGCGAACTTGGTGGCAACTACATTGAAATCAATTCAGCCCTCGTATCAGCTAAAAATCGACAACGTTTTTATGTGCATAACTGCGGCGATGTGCAACAACCCGAAGACCGAGGGATACTGCTAAAAGATGTTCTCGAAAGCGGCTGTGGAGTAAGCGGTAACCAAAAATGCTACTGTTTGACGGCAAGATATGGGGGTGCAGTTATTTGGAACACGCTTGAAAGAAAACAACGAGAAATGATTGCTGAAACAGTTAGGACAGGGAATGAACAACAACCCTTTTACGAAATCAAAGACTGGGAAATTACAATTAAAGGCAAGAAGTACCCGATTAAACTCGAAGACGGTATATATACAATACGAAAATTGTCGGTTAAAGAGTGCTGCCGATTGCAAACAATGCCCGATGATTATTGCAAGGCGGTTTGTGCAAGCCAAGCCTACAAGTGTTTGGGAAACGGCTGGACGGCAGAAGTGATTATACATATACTCAATAATGCACTAAAAGGTGTCACACGCGACGAGGAAATTGTGGTACTATCAATGTACGACGGAATCGGAACAGGTCGGTACTGCCTCGACAAGATGGGGTTCACAAACGTTAAATACTATGCCTACGAGATTGACAAGTACGCAATTCAAGTGGCAAAAGACAACTACAACGACATAATAGAGTGCGGTGACGCATTTCAAGTAAGAAACGACGATTGGAAAATAGAGGTTTAAGCAATGAAAGATTTTAGTCAATATTTAGTGGACATAGCGAGTGTCCCGTACACGAGGGAAAGCACCGAGCGCGTGCTGACTGGATTACCAGACCTCGACTTCTTGAACAAAGGAATAGAAACTGGGCTTACGGAAATCATCGGTTCGACCAATGTTGGCAAATCAGTTCTCACATCTTCGCTGATTGGAAAAGCGATTGAGCAACACTACAAAGTCGGCGTGTTCGCTGGCGAGCATAGTTTGAAAACGTACAAGCAACTGCTGTTCCAACAAAACGCAAAGAAAGGCGAGTTTGAGGTGATTCCGTTCCAAGACACCAACGGCAACGACACCAACATAGCAGATTTTTTCGTGAACGAGAAAGCCGAGGAGCGCATAGCCAAGAAATTCAACGGCAACCTGTTTTTGTTCAACGTCGAAAAGGACGAGAGGGACATTGACACACTGATAGGCACGATACTATACGGCTACAAAGAACACGGCATACGCTTTTGGGTAATCGACAACCTAATGGAAATAGACAACAAAGCATCGAACCAGTGGCAAGAGCAGACTGGAATCGGCAACAAGTTGAGAAATGTGTTCGTGCAAAACGGGCTGTTCGGGATTTTAGTAATGCACACAAACAAGAGCGACGTGCTACGAGTGAATATTCGTGACGCGTTCGGTTCTTCCAACATCACCAACAAAGGATACCGAATTTGGGTGTTGTACCGCAAGGACTATATGTTCGCAAAGCAAGGGCAGGAGCGAGAGCTTGACCGCATAAAACGCGATTTAGCGACGAATGGGTTTGACTACGACCAATGTGACGGATTTATTGACACAATTAAAACAAAGGGCAACAGAAACGGTATAATCGGCATTGTGTACGACTCCGACACCAAGACTTACCGCCAAGCACCGAAAATAAGCCAAACCGAGGCTGACAAAATATACAAACGAACGCTGAAGCAAGAATCCGTTGACAATATATTCGACGATATGGAGTATGTTGATGAACAAGATGATTTACCATTTTAGGAGCAACAATGGAAGAAATTTGGAAAGACATACCCGATTACGAGTGAATTTATCAAGCGAGCAATTTAGGGAGAATAAGAACTGCCCCAGACAAAACGACTTATACCGCATTTGGCAACCGAACAATGACGGTCTTGGAATGGCTCATTGTATAGATATACTAAACAAACTATACACAAAGAAATATAATAAATTTATAGACTACTAAAATATATAAGGAGTAAAACAATGGGAAAGTGTTATGTTGTGATTTATAGCGACGAGCTTGACGACTTTGGTGTGTTCCACATCGAAAGCGTGTGTGCTACGCGAAAGTCTGCGGAAGAACGAATAGATTGGTTGTCAAAATCTTACTATGAAAATCCTAGATACAGCGAGTGCCAAGAATGTGCAAAAAACGACTATACGATTAACGGGAAAACACCAGATTGCTTTTTGAGTATATTTGGCGAGTGCGGGAACGAAGAAACACTAATAGAGTGTGTCCCAAATTACAGCATAATGGAGGTGGAATGGTATGAGTGACATACAAGCGTATGCGGTAGGGAAAGCCGAGAAAAAATTCCCGACGATTTATTCGGTGTTCTGGATGTGGGCAAAAGGCAATGGCTATGACGTTGCAATGGGCGATATGCGAAAGGCTTGGACGAAGTACCGCGAAACCGAGATGAGCGAAACCGACAAAAATGTGTTCTCTGGGCACTACGAGGACGAAATAAAAGACAAATACAACGAATATTGTGCTAGCCGAATATTACAAGAACGAGAGGCTAGAAAGGAGATAAAACTATGAAAACAAGAAAGATGATTGCGGTTCTGTGCGTGGCGTTGGTGCTTGCTGTTATGTGCATTGCGCTTTGTGCGTGCAACTCCGACAACTGCGTGGAACTCGTGAAAAACGGAGAAACAACATTGGCTGTCATTGGTGGCACGTTTAATATGAACGGAGCAATACTGGTGAAATCGGCTAAAAAGTACAGCGACGGTTCTGTCGTTATTGAAACTGCGAATTTTGGCACTATAACAACAAAAATCGATAACGTGTACTTAATAAGCGGAGATTTAAGTAGGTATAGTGTGGCGGTGTAATATGGACAGAGAACTATTGAAACGCATAAAAGGAATAAGAGCAACGCAGTCGACTTACGAAACAACAGAAAAGTGGCTTGGGAGCGACGGGAAGATTTACAACATCGACAGAAAACCCATAGATTGGGATTTGATAATAAAAAAGGAGCAAGACAGATGAAAAACACAGATTTGCAAAACAGATTGGACAAAGAGAAGTGGGATTGCAGCGAAAGTGCAGGCACTGATTTGAGCGGACAAATGCCGTATTGTGGCTACTGCGTGTTCAGAAAATCGAATGGCGATTGCGTTCAACCCCACAAAAGCAGAGTGGAAAACAGCGACTGCGCCAAAGCGTTCAACAAGATGAGGAAAGGAGCGGCGAAACAATGCAAGTGAGCAACGAGGAATTGTACACTAAAATGTGTGCGCTGGAGGGCGCAATAAAACAGTTGTGGCTGTTTCTCGTGAAAAACGACATAACAATGCTACAAAAAGACGAAAAAATTGCGACAATCAACAAGTATTTTGCGGACTTGGACAGGTGGTGCGAGTCTGAAACACAAAGAATAAGCAAGTAAAAGTAAAAGGGCGGTCGTGCACAAACCGCTCTTTTTTTTATCCAGTATTAGTTCTGGCAACTGCGCACCTATTCTACTGCCCAATATGCGCTGGGCGATTATATAATAAACCGAAACAAACAATTTGTCAATAGGCAATCCAATATCTATCTACCAGCATATCTGAGCAGTCCCAAAGGTCGCTCAAAACTCCGTAAAAGCCACAAGTTAGATGACCGTCTGTTCTAATAATCATGATATTATTTGGATACATACCTATAATATCTCCGACCGTTTCGCCGTCATCGCAATACCGAACTGGGAAATCAAATATTTCTTCAAGAAGATATGAGTAGCACCCGACATTCAGCGCATCGCACTCGCAATCTCCTGCCACGAGGCGCAAAAGATTCCACGCCACATTGTATTTGACACCAGTACCAAGACTTATCGCTCTTGCCACACAGTCTGGTTCTTCAAAACCACTATCGTTTCGGTTGTAGTACATAAAATGCGACATAAGGTTTATTCCTTTTCAACAATGCACTTGTAGTAGAGGTAGAGTTTTTCTTCGGGTTCACCGTCGAAATCTTTGTCGTCGAGGAAAGCCTTTGCGAGGTCTGCATACACTTCTGGTCTATCAAAACCGAACTTCTTGGCAACACCGCAGTAATCCGAGTACATCATATTCATTGCGAGGCAGAAAGTTGCGTCGCCGAACTGTTGCGTATCAACTCCGACTTGTTTTGCGTATTGCATAACTTGTTCTTTATTGAAGTGTTCTCCCCTGCTTCCGTCCTCGTTTATCATACCGCGCTTCCAAGATTCTATGTCGTGTTTTGTGAAATAGTCGGTATCGTATTCTCCCCTATCTCTCATAAAACGACCTCTACTGTCGCGGCGTCTTCGAGCATAATCACGGTATTCGTCATAACGACCATAGTCCTCGCGACCTCTCATACGCCTGTCAGAAACGTAATCATATTCATCGCCATATTCAGAGTATTTACCGCCTCTATCATATTCTGGTCTGTCATATGATTTATCGCCATAGCGCATATCATATCTTGAACCATCATATTCGCCATAACCCTCAAATTCATAGCGTCCTTGTCGTTCGTCGTAACCACGACCGCCTCTCATTCCGCGTTCGCCGCGTCTATCTCTATCTCTCATTCGTTCTCTTGCAAAATCGTTCATATGGCGCCTCCCCATTAAACAGCCGCCGTCACGGGCAAACTCGCCAAAGCACTGTTCGGGCTACACGGCACGTCGCCGAGAAGTCTGAAAGAGCCAGTTGCGCTGTCAGTCACAACAACGGTTGAGTATTTTGTTCTTGTTCTTATTGAGCACGCCGTAACTTGGGTGCAGTTGCAACGAACAAGCGGGTAAAGAGTTGTCGTATCTCCGCCGATACTTACATATACAAGTGCATTTATTGTCGTGGTGTCGGGAATTGCTTGGGCAACAACAAGACAATATTTTTGACCTCTATAATAAGTTCCAGCAGGAATATCGATTGTGAGAGAGTTTGTTGCGGCGGTATAAGTAACCGCGTCGCTAATAATCAGTTTTTTGCATAATTTGCAAACGTTTTCACAAGCCATAATTGTTCTCCTTTTTTGTCAGCGGGGCGTCAGCGGCTAACCAACGCCCCACGAAGTATTAAGTTATTTGTGTGTCACCGCGCTTGGCGGGATTTATGCCAACTTATTAGACATTGCAACAGCCACAGCCACAGCCGTATTGGGTTTTTCCAAATGCGCTCTCATACGGCGAGCACGTGATGTATGCGGGCATTGCTACTGGACGAAGCGTGTTGATGATTTGCGATGTTTGTGCGTTTTGAGAAAGTTGTGCAGCGAGCGAAGCGTTTTGTGCTTGCAAACTTGAAATCTTTTCGTTCGTCAAGAAGCCGAGAATTGCGTCGGTGCTTGCTCTTTGCCCATCAACTATGTCGCGTGTAGAAGTTGCTATTGCGTTTTGGAGCGCGCAGGTGTTTTGTGCGTCGAGGTATCTGTTTTCGAGAATACTCGTTTTTGCTTCGCAGCAGCATTGTGCGAGTTGTGCGCTCAAGTCATTGATTGCAGAGCGTGTTTCAAATCCGCTCGTCATCAAGTTTTGCGTCAAGCTGTTGAAACCGTTGACCGCAGTGTTGTTCAAAGCAAACGTGCTGTCACAGATTCCGCTGGAAATGGTGTCAAGTTTGCGCTCTATTTGTGCAAAGTCGCTTACGAGAACGTAGTCTTGCGCTGCGCCTTGACCGCCTCCGAATCCGTAATTGCCATTACCCCAACCGAAGATTAGAAGTATGACAATCCCAATATGTTACCGTAAAGGCTTTTTATCCCTTACTTCTATCACTTTCTATTCGTGATAGTTCAGCATAGCTTTTCAACTGTTTCCAAGTTTTGTTTTTTAATATAGATTCTATCGCAGAGCGTGTTACGCCATACTTGCTTGCAAATTCGTTTATTGTGTATTCGTCCTTATGTGTTCTTATAAAAATCACGTCGCTTTCTTTAAGTTTAGCTGTGTTGACTTTTTCTCCACATAAGTGCAAGCCTTTTTCTACTGCGTGCTTTCTGTTCTCTATGTTAGTCACCCATTCCAAGTTATCGGCACTATTATTGAGTTTGTTGCCATCTTTATGGTTCACTTGCGGTTTGTTGTCTGGGTTGGGGACATAAATTGTTGCAACCAATCTATGAACAAATACCATTTTACCGCTCATCCAAACCCTTAAATAGCCTTTTTGATTTGGTTGTGGTTTTTTGATGTGACCGTTATGCTTGTTAATAACTTGTCCATCTCTTGTGACTTCATAGTCTTCTAAATACAATGTGTGCATACTGTTTTCTCCTTATTTCTCGGATTACTATCCAACTACCACTATGATACACATTATATTCACACTTGTCAACAGTTGTCGCGGTCTCGTGGACAGATTATATCTTTTCACTGTCTATGCGTTGCCCCTGCCCGTGCTTTGCACGTTCTTCGGTTCGGATTTGCATTTCAGCATTCCCGCTTAATACCGCGATTATTCGATACAAGTCGCCCTGCAAAGTGGCAGATTTCTACCAAGCGAATTGGTCTCCAAACATACCGTTGCCGTAGCCGTTGCCGTTAGATGTTACCACATTGGGGATATCGCCCTCAATATACATAATTTTTGTCTCCTTATAATTTATTATTTATATCAACCGTGATTTTAGTCGACATCAAACACGGGTAATATCATTTTCTATTAAACTGGTTGTACATCTGCATAAGTTGTTCGTCGCTTATACCGTTTTGTTTTGCAAGTTGACGCGCCATTTGTTCGGGTGTCATTGAGCCGCCGCCGCTGTTTTGTAGTTGCGTCATCACTTGTTGCAGTTGTGGGTTGTTTTGCATTACTTGCTGTAAAAGTGCTTGTGGGTTCTTCGCGTTCTTAAAAGCGTTCATAAGTTGCATTGGGTTCATTCTAATCATAGTTATTCACCTCTCTTAACGACTGGCTTTATGAGCTTTAAGTCATCTATTTGCTTTTTGAGTTCTTCCAAATCTTTGAGAGTCGCATATTCGACTTTTGGTTCAAGTTTGGGCTGGCTTTCTTGTGTAACTTCTTGGTACTTAAAGATTCGTATGTTGGCTTGCCCGTTTTGGTTCGCTGACTTGATGTAGAAGTAGTTGCCGTCGCTGTCCATAAGCAGCTTGGTTGAGTTTGCGAGCATTAAATAGCCCTTTGCACCCTCCAACCCATTGACGTATTCGATGGCTTGTTGCTGCTGTGCCTGTTGCTGCCCGAAGCCCTGTGAGCCATTTTGAGCGTAGTTGGGGTTGAATTGAACACTTGGACTACCGTATGGGTTAGCGTTGAAATTTGCCCCGTTGTAGCCAGTGTAATAGGGGTTTGTGTAGTTGTTATACATTGTACTTCTCCTTTAACTTGCGAATTTGGCTTAAAAACCGCAAATAGCTTCGTGAATTATAATACTGAACGCAATATTCGAGGAGTTCTTGCATTGCCTCGTCGTTGTCGAGAATCTGCAACACTCGCCCATAATACATTACCAGTTCTTCCAAGTCGTCATTGAATGTGTCGAACGGCTCAACTTGAATTATCCCAAGTTCTTCGTAAATGTCCATTGGCTCACCGCCTTTTGTTTTTGTTCAACTTGAGCGTAAAATAAAAAAACGTGCAGTTCAATCTACACGTCGTCTACAACAACCGAAAAAACCGCCAAAACTGACGGTTCTCTCGGGTTTTTCATTTGGGAGGTCTATGCCTGTGGCTCAAGCGTCACAATAGCGTTGTTATTTGCGCTGGGGCTTAAAGGGGCTTTTTCACGTCGTCTCGTGTTATCCTCCCCAGCCGCCACTCGGTGAGACTTTTAGACCGTCTCGCCTATGGTCAAACCGTTTAGACGAATAGGTTTGGCGGGCAATGCTGGAATCGAACCAACATATGTCGATTAACAGTCGAGCGTTCTACCTTTGAACTAATCGCCCGTCTTTTACAAGCCTATGTTACCACACTATATGCAGCCTGTCAAGCGGTCTTATAAAATATCGGCTACTACATTTTTGTAGTATGTTTGTCGCGGTTTTTACTACATTTTTGTAGTAGTGTATCATAGGTTTTACTTTTACACTACTACACTTTTGTAGTAACTGGTATACAAATTTTTGTTGCGAGACTACTACGTTTTTGTAGTACATTTAATAAAGTATAGCCATAGGCTATCTGATTTCTTTCCATTTATCACTCAGCATATAAATGTTCTTCGACCTGTTAGTCTTGCCGCTTTCTACAAGTTCCACAAAGCCAAGTTCGATAAGTTGTTCCATATCTTTGTAGAATTGTCCATTGTCACTGTTGTAAATGTGGTACAGATTAAGCCACTTTGACTTGTTCATCGTGAAACAGTAGCTTAATTGCGTTTCGTTTAGTTGGCGAATTTGTGGGACAGGCTTGCGCTTTTCAGCATAAAGTTGAGCCTTGCAATAATTATAAAGCCTAACAGCACCATTTGATAGTTTGAAATATGCTGGTGAAGTCAGCATTGACATATAAAGGTTTGCGCTTGTGTCGTTGGAATTGCCTAAACTTTCGATAGATTTGAGCCTATACTTCGGCTTTTTCATAAACGTACTCCTGTCGCTCCGTTTTGCGAGGTAATACTTCGTGGAGTACATACAAAGTAAACGGTTTGCAACCCGCTGTCCCTCGCTCGGAACAATAATTATTGTACTTATATAGTAACACATAGCGGCACAAAAGTCAATAGAAAATGAGAAAACCGACCAAAAGTTATGGGAAACGGTCGGCTCTCTCGGAGAGTGAAACGAAAAGTGTAATTATAATGTACTACTCCGTTGTTGTTTTGTCAATGAAGTTGGCAAACTTTTTCTTGTAACGCCACCTATCCTGCTTAATAGTTTGAGGCTCGACGAAATATTTGTCCGCTAACTCGTTGTTGTTGCCAGAGCCACGAATCAAGTCCCACACATACTCAACGCGGTCGTTGCGAACATTGTTTTTTAGGCAAAACGCTGTAAACTCGTCGCGCGAACAAGTGTAGAGCGAGAATTTTGGAGTCTTCAACTCTTGATTTTCAGTCTTGATGTCAACATAATCTTGGATTTTGTACAATATCAAGCATAAAACCATCTCGACAACCACTCCAGATAGTACGCTGTATTTCAGCGGAAGAACCGCAACTATGCACAACCAAAACGACAAAACAGACCAAAACACGCACCAGTAAGTACTACGGTGGTGAAACGTTTTCGGAAATTTGTAGCGCAGAAACACAAACGCCACAAATAGGAATACCGCCTCTATATGCTTGCCGAGTAAAAACGCGAACGCAATTATCAACAAAAATATAAAGGCGTATAGTCCGTACTTGTACGCAAAGAATTTAATGCGTAATTTTTTAGGCAACAAGTTATTTCTCATCTTGTGCTTCGTTCTTTTTGATGTTTGCGATTATCTCGTCGATTTTCGCAATTTCATCTTTGTTCTTGAGTGTTTTCTTGAAATCTTCGAGCTGTGTTACAGTTTCAGACATCCAGAGTGTTCCCCAACGTCCCATTGCTTTCGTCCTCCTTTTTAGTTTTTATTGACGCCATATACAAGAAGTATAGTGCAATCATAATATAATAATCTATTGAAAAGATAAGAGATAATATAGTGTTATCGTCAAAAGTGTGCCCAAAATCAACGCCTCTGATAAACATAGATATTGCTTGGAATGCAACATTTAATGCAAGCCCGACAAAACCCGTCCACCACTTTTTGCTTATAATGGCTGGAACAACAATTATTGACACACAATCTAACACGAATCCAGCAATCGCCGAGAATATTTTGACAACCCAAATTGGTATAATAGTGCAACCAATCAAGAGCAAGTGCTTCCAAGTAGGTTTGTGGTCGTGACCAGCAGCCAACATTAAAAAAGCCGTGCTTATGGTTGACATCACGGCAGAAAGCACATAGTTGCACCAAATTCCATTCCCATCGAGCCAGTTGCATACGTTAATGAACTGCTCATTGCTAACCGCGATTTCAAACACATTGCTTCCACACAGCTTGAACACCATACATACAATGAGCAAACACCAGCATATAATTATACAAGTTTTTTAGAGCTTTTCTATACAATTTATGACCTCTTTTTGCCTATAAAAAACCCCAACCATTGAAGTCGGGGTTCGGCGTTATTATTTGCGCTCCAAGTAATCAACAAGCGTTCCAGCGAATTCGCCTCGGGCAACAGCCGCTTGGTAATCTGCTTTGAGTTGCGCGATTTTGGCATTTCGCTCTGCTTCTTGTTTCTTCGCTTCGGCTGCTTTTTCGGCTTCGAGAATCGCTTTTTTTGCGTCTTCTTCGGCTTGTTCGTCAGCCTCGATTTGTTTCTTAATAGCTTCTTTTTCGGCTTTCTCTGCGTTTGCACGCTCTTTGTCGGCTTTCTTTATTGACTTTTCAACAGCCTCGCTCTCTTTGCGGGCGTCGTACTGTTCTTGCGTTTCAAGCCCTTTGCCATTTACACCGAGTTGTGTAATAACAAACATAACCACAGACACAATAACGCCAATAACGTAAACTGACCACTGCGGAATTTGGACGTTACCAACAATAAAACCGCCAGATGTTAATGCGCCAGCACCAAGAGAACTTATGAGGTTCGTGATTGTTGCGGTGTTTGTCTTTACGTTACGTTTGAGATATGCGAAAAGATTTATGAAGAAGTTTTTTGCGCCAACTTTCTTGTTTTCTTTGTTATCCATTCCAAATATGCTCCTAAAAAAAGATACTAATTTTGTGGTTTTGTCGTTCCCTTGCTTATAAGTTATCTTCTTTACGACTGGCTTTATGAGTATCATCAACCCCTTTACAGAGTTTTTAGCACTTACTTTTATTATTCCAGTCAAAGCAACTGTCACTGCGAACGATAGGGCTTTCGCCGCTAACGCCGTTATGCTCCAAGCAATAGCCTCCTCCAGCAATTCCTCAATTATGCCATATGTTAGCAACAAGACTATGCTTTTTACGTAACCCCAGTCAGCTGCCAGCCTGCTGCGCGACGGGAGCACGATTTTTTTCACGTTATCCGATGATTCCCACGATAGGTGTTTCTTCTTGCGCAACGGGTTCGGCGACAGCCTCGTCAACAACGTCTACGACTTCGGGTTGCTCAACCACGATTCCGAGTCTATGTTCGAGGTCGCTCTTGTATTTTTCGACCTCTGCAATGTTCTCGTCATTATAGTCTGCAACGTCATTCTTGGCTTGTTCATACGCCAATCTTGCGCTTTCATATGCTTTTTCAGCCTCGTCAAGACGGGACACAGCCTCGTCCTTTCCACCGAGCCACGCATTGCACTCATCGAGTTTATCTCGCATAAGTTGTTCAATGTTTATAAGTTCCATAATATATCTCCTAATGATATTCTTATATAATTTTCAGTCCACCCAGTACGCCAAGTGTAATTACGCCAGCAACCAACAGACCGAATATAATCCAGACTGTGACCTTTATTCTCGGACGTGTGCGTTCGTCAGCCTTTTCGTATCTGCATATGATTCCGTCGATTCCGTCAATCAACATTCTTACAAATCCGCACGGTACTTTGATTACGAGTACGCCGATGAGATAGAATGGTGTCAAGAGCGGCACGACTATCATTTGTAACCACTTCGGCAAGTGCGATATGATGTTGAACGTGTCGAATAGTGCCTTGTTGCTGTCGTATTCAGCCTTTTGCACTTCGGTTTGAGCATCAATGAAGTCCTTTTGTGTTTTTTTGACTTTCGATTGTTGCTCTCCGATGAGTTCGTCTTGTTTGCCTTTCGCAAGTGCTTGGACAGTGGCTTCGTCCTCCACCGCCTTTACAGTTGCTATTACGTTCACGACATCTTTCGCTTGCTCTTCGTAGGTTTGGTTCGTATTTAGTCTGAATTTGACATCTTTCAAAGAAACATCGGCAATCGACTTGTCGGAAGTTTGGGCTACCGATTGTATCGTCTTTTCTTGCTTTTGTTCTTTTTCAAGTTCGTCAAAATTTGTCATTTCAATCATACTTCTACCTACTCATCTCGCATAATATACCCTTTATCCGATAATGTCAATACTTTATGTCAATTTTGTTTGAAAAAAGTTTACTCCACGTCATATTGTCGTTTTCTTGCCCACTCCCCATAGGCATATTCCGCTTTTTCGATTGTGTCGATACCGTTAATGCGGCAATCGTAGAGCGTGATGATTATGTCGTCACCACGGTCACCATTTGTCCACAAGATGTCAATGTAATTGTCGATGTCGATTTGTATTATCTTTATCATAATGTCACCTTAATTATTATTAAAAGCATTCCACAATGCTGCAAAGTTTGCTGCGCTTAATGCTACACCACCTACCAATCCACCGTCAATGTCAGGTTGTGATAACAAGTCGGGCGCATTGGTTGCCTTCATTGAACCACCATATATGATACGAATTTGTTCTGCAGTAGTATTGTCATACATACTTGCTATAATATTTCTAATATGCGCACACATAATCTCGACTTGTTCAGGTGTTGCAGTCTTGCCCGTGCCGATTGCCCAAATGGGTTCGTATGATATGATTGTTTTTGCTACCTGTTCGATCGATTTATTTACCAAAGACATTCTCAATTGATACTCAACCCACGATTTATATGCGCCATTTTCTCGAATTGTAAGACTTTCACCGCAACATAGTATCGGAGTGAGATTGTTAGCAAAACATTGTTCAAGTTGTCCTGATATTACATTGAAGTTGTTATAAAAACTTGCTTGTCCATTTTCTGTGGCTGCTTCTGGTGTTAAACCGAAATATGTTGTTTCTGAGTGATTGATGATAGCATATTTACAACCTACATTCGCAAGCATTGCCGCTGAAACCTGACCCGTGTACGCTCCGCTTGCCGCATTTGATACAAATTGTGAGCATACACCCAAAGTTGTACCGACTGTATCTGCAACAGCTTTCAAATTGCAAGTTGCAGGTGCCAAAACTGTTTCGGGATTTGTTGTATTAACGCCTGCCGCAAGAATCTGTTGTGCAAGCGTAATGCTTTCATCCCACGTTTTGTTCATTTTCCAGTTACCACATAAAAAACGTTTTCTTGACATAATTGCTTCTTTACTCCATACTATTACACCATCGAAAATTATCTTGTCGAGGCTTATTTCATTAAATATTATAGTACCAGTTGTTGGTATTTCTGTTCCATCCACGATTAGTGACATAGTTATCACACCTCAATTGGTTGTTATTGTGAGTGTCGTCCCTGACAATGTGAAAGTCGGTATTGTCGGCTTATTCGTCAAGTCGTTGTAATTGCCGCTGAAATTACTTGTACCAGCACCGATGTTTGAACGAGCCTGTGACTTTTGAGCATCCGTAAGAGTTTGCGCCGTATATTTTACATAATCAGTCGGTATATCGCTTGTTGTAGCTACCTTTGTTCCTTTCCACAATAAATTACCAGAACCTCCACCAATTGCAAGACCAGAAGCATAGTTAGTACCAAGCAAGCTTCCTACAACAAATGTCCCATCTACTTGGTCGGAAGCATAACCGATGTAAGGATTTTTGCTATTAACTGTTCCCCATTTTAAGTTCGCCCCATCAGAATTAGCAGAGGCGTCCATTTTAACAGTCTTACTCTTGTTTATAGTTCCGCCGTCAAGTGACAAAGCATTGACATCACTTGCTTTCGTTGGAACAGTTATATTAGCTGTTACATTCGTACTTTGGTTTGCCCCGAAAGTTGCTACATTCGCGCCGTTCTTTTGAATAGTTAGCGTTCCGTTGTTGACCGTAGGAAGTTGTGAAGTCAATGCCAAGTCGCTTATCTTCTTGCCAGAATCTTTGAGCGTTTGCGCAGTCGAATCGTACTGCACAAGGTTGCCACCAACAAGCCCAGTTCTAGTTGCTAGAGGTTGCAATTCGCTCTTTGCCACATCAATATTGCCAGTGCTATCAAGCTTCACGTCGCCTACATAAGCCGTTCCAGTCGAATCAAACACAAGTGCACCAGAATTCGTACCGTCGTATTTTGGCGCAACCAAGCCCGCAGGAGTGGTCAGCGCAGTAGTGTTTCCGTGAGCGACCTCAATAAGTTTGTCTTTGACCTGAAGCGTAGTCGAATCGACGGTCGTTGTTGTGCCGTTAACGGTGAGATTCCCGCCAACTGTCAAGTTGCCAGTCGTGCTTACGTTACCGCTAATTGTACCGCCGCCTAACCCGTCGACAGAAGTTACTTTCGCTGGAATATCTATTTTTAGTGCATAGTCTTTACTTTCGCCAGCGGTTACACGTCCTTTGCTATCAACTGTCACATTATTGTACGTGCCTGCTGTTACGCCAGTATCTTTTAGTTCAACAACATATCCATTTACTAGACCAGATGCGTTTTCGCCGAGTTCAAAGTAGCTTGCCGTGTTGAACCCCAAACGCATTGCCTTTGAGCCATCATAATCCTTTGTGCCTGTGAATTTCCCGTCCCACTTCGACAAATGGAAAACCCATTCAACTTTTTTTGCAACCCCAACGTGTGAAGTTCCATTTTTGATGTTAGTAATATCTGTTTTGTTCGTACCAGCAGTCGAATTTACCTCGTTTATCGCGCCTACAACCGTTTTATCTGTCGTTGCCAAGCTAGCGTCGGTCTTGGTTTGGTACACGCTCAAATCGGGTTTGTTCGCTAATGCGTCATACGGAATCTGAATTATCTCTTCTTCCGTGTCGCTAACTTTTCGGCTTATTGTGTATTCTTGTGAAGTAGCCACTGCTTACCTCCAATTTTATGCTTTCGCTCTGAATATAAGTCCGTTTACCATTACGTCGCTCGGAATCGGGTCGTCTTTACCTATAAAAGCAATCGCGCGACCACCAGCTGTCACACGTCCTTTCGCATTGACTGCAAGAGCTGTATATGTACCTGCCGTGACACCTGTGTTAGAAAGACCTACCGAGAGAGTACCCGAAGTTTCGCTTACTGAAAAATCCGAAGTGCCAAGCGTTACATTTTTCGCTGCACTACCGTCGAACTGAACAGAAGTAGTACCGTTACCGACTGTAAGTTTGTTTTCAACCTTATCAGCGGTTTCAGCTTTTTTGGCTTTTGTCGTGCCGTTTTTGAGGTTTGAAATCTCTGTAGCGTTTGCGTTTGCTTTCGATAGCGCACTATCTGCAGTGCCTTTTACTTCGTTGATTGCGCCAACGACCGTCTTTGAAGTGGTTTCAAGAGTGTTGTCGGTTTTGGTTTGATATGTTGTCTTGATTGTCGAAATCTCGGTCGCATTTGCGTTTGCTTTTGAAAGTGCCGAGCTTGCGTTCGAGGCAACTGTTGTATCGGGAACAAGTGTCTTTTTCGTGTCGTCCCACTTCACGAGATTGCCGTCCGTCAACCCCTCACGTGTTGCCAAAGTCTGCAAATCGCTATTCGTGACATCAATGTTTCCGCTTGCGTCGAGTTTAACATCGCCAACTTGTGCGTTACCGTCACCATCTATAACGAGTGCGCCATAGTTTGTACCGTCATACTTTGGGACTACAATACCCGCAGGGGTTGTGAGTTTAACTGTATTGTCTTTCGCGACTTCAATCAGTTTGTCAGACACTTTGAGCGTTGTGCTGTCGATAGAAGTAGTAGTGCCGTTGACAGTAAGGTTCCCACCAATCGTGAGGTTGCCAGTTACAGAGCCGCCCGCTTTGTCGAGTTTCTTGGCAAGTTCGGTATCAACATTTGCTTTTACTGCATAGCCTTTATCTTCTGCCGCAGTGACACGACCTTTCGCATCCACTGTCAAGCCTTGATACGTACCAGCAGTCACACCACTGTCTGCCAACGTTAAGACAAGTTTATTCGTTCCAGACGCAGTATCGGTAGTAGAAGCAAAATAACCCGAGTTCAAAGAAACAGCAGTATTAGTGCCACCATTGAAGTCAACACTATGACCACCATTCTCGATTGTAAGCGTATGCCCGACCTGACCTGCCTCTTTCACGACTGCTTTCGACAAGTCCGCAATCTTGTTCGTGACTATGCTCGTACTTGCGTCACTTGCGTTATTGCGCACGTCATCAACCTTACCAGCATTCGCTACGCGACCTGCGAGTTCAGCAAGCGCGCCCTCCACATCGTCCGAGACGAAATTGTCAGCCGTGTCGTCTATAAGTACGTTGTTAGCCTTGTTTTCCAACAAAACTTGGGTTATGCTTTCGTCGTCGTTTACTACCAAGAATTGTGTACGTTTCTTATCTTTAATCGTTATGTCTGCCATTTGGGTTTACTCCTATTTTTGTAAGCATATATAGTCGCCTTTGACCAGCTTCGTCATATCAACATTAGCCAAGTCGTCGGCATATGCAATTTTTGTGTTCATTTTTTTGAGCGTGTCAAGTCCGAGCCTGTAACTCTTTTTGCCGTCGTCCACGTACAGCATTCCGTTCTTTGTGAAGCCGTCGCTTTCGTCAAAACTGCCAAGCCGAAGCGGAACGAACTGCGCAGCCGGTATTAGACGCCCTGAAACGCCCGCCTTTACGCTGTTGGCTTGTGCCTCGACTGACGCTTCAACAGAGGACACACTAGCCGTTATTTTGGCTCTCACGCCGTCGATGTCAGCTGTCAGTGGCATTGTTCAACCTCCGCGTCTGCGTTGTCCCATATTGTCGTCACGTAAGTCCCGTAGTATGTCGTGCAATAATTATACTTGCCAACTGCGAACTTCGCACTAACTTCGTCCGTGAAATTCATTACGACTTCAACGTACTTCTTGCCGCCAACCTCGTACATCGTCAAGTTCTTGAACTCAAACTCGTGAACTAGGTTGTTTCTTCGGTCGTAAAATCTGACAACTATATAATCATCTTCGCCGAGCACGATTGGTTCGCCTGTTTCGCCGTCAATAAGCTCAATTTCGAGAGCATACGGGAACGTGTTGCCGCTAAACCATTTCAGCGTTCTGCCGTCAAACCTCGGACTTCCTTTTGAACTAACTTGTATTTCGTCTGCCATATTACGCTTCTTCCTTTTCTTGTACCAGCATTTTGCCGTGGTACGTTTCCTTGCCATCAACGGTTATGTCGAACTCATACTCGCCATCCGTCAAATTCCCAGTTTCATATTGGCTAAAAACGAGCAAGTTGTCGTAGCTAAACGCCCGCGCAATCCCAAGCCCGTTGCAAACAAAGAGAACCACGCTCCCAGTTGTGTTGGATGCCCAGTTTAATCTTGTTTCATCGCCTTTCGTTATCGTTAAATCGTACATACCATTGCCTCGTTTCTAGAATATACCACGATTAGCAAACTGTCAATAGTTTTAGTAAAATTGTGCTAGTCTGGTGACCGTTATGGACTTTACGTAGCTTCTGCGCTCATAACCAGCTCGCTTATTATATTTTTCTTCTGCGACATAATTCAAAATGCCGTTTACCCAATTCGCTGTTATAGTGCAATGAACAGTGTGTATGCCAAGACCATTATATTTGCTAAAGCTAGCCGTTCCCATCGAAGCTCGCGTTTCGGTATAATCTTCGCCATTTATATTGAATACTACACTTACAATATATGCTGAATTGCCAGAATAATAGTCATATCCGCTCGGTAACTTTATGCTTCCAGTCTTCTCACCGTTCGTAGTAAACGTGCCTGTACTAATCGTCCCAGTCGAAATCCCGCCACCAATGTCTATGTAGTTCCACTCTTTTTCGTGCAGTTTTTGCAGTTCGAGTGAAAGTGTCGGCGCGCCTGCGTATTTGAATGTGCGCCCAGTCACGCGCCAATACCCGTCTTCGCCCTCGATTCTTACCACGTCATATGGTTGCATAATCTCGCCGTGTTCCCAGTCTCCAATCCCGCAGAAAAGCTCTTGCGTTCCTGTTTGCACGCCGTCCTCATAATCCGCTAAAATATTTTTTCTAATTGAAGTCGCGTTGTCTGAATACTGCATTAACTCATTTTGAGCTATTTTTATTGGGTTTATTGCGCTCTCTATAGCAGCTGTACTTGTTGTGGTTTCATTAAATTTTATGTTTTCAACACTTGCCTTAACAATAAAATTGACAGTCGATGCAGTATAATAATGCAATTCGCCACTGCCTTTCGCATTGTCATAAAACCAATATTTTTGGTCTATTGCGGCGTTAATTATAGTCACTTTCCAAAACTCCGTCAATGTTTTATCTTGGTAACTTTCAACGTTTATTATAGCATCTCCGCTCATAGATATAGGAGTTGTAGCATTGTTGTTATAATCTGTCGGCTCTTGTAGTGGCATTGTCCACTCGTAACCTGCTTCACTATCTGTAACTGTTTTATTTAGAGAACTATCGACAGTTCCGCTTTCGTACAAACCTGTGCTAGTTACGCGGATTCCTGTTATATTTTTAATCTTTGTAAAGTTATTGTTTATTTTTTTGGGAACATTAAAGGAGTATCCCTCTACAAAACGAATAGTATTGCCTGCATTTGTCAAACCGCCTTGTTCTTCTGTGCCTATGTTGCTAGACATTGATACAACAGTTGCCTCATAACTATACACATCTTGGTCGGCTTGCTTTTCTTTTATTGGTATTACATAGCCGACTTCAACGCCATCAACCTTGTTTTTTAAGAAAAGCGTCTTGTTAAAGTTGGAAATCTTGTGGTTCGCGTCTATTATAGGAGTGTTGGTTCTTTCGTTAGAACTGAAAATTTGCGGTCTTGCGCTTTTAAACCTAATATCTCCGTTATCGTCTAGCGATAATGTCATTTGCGCAAGCGTGCAAAACTTCTCGATTGTTTCGCGGTAAGAAGCCGATTCAAGGTATGGGTAGCTTATTAAAACGCTATCCAAATAATCGTATAAAGATTCACTCCCAGCAGCTAATGTAGAACCATACACATACGGGTTTCTGCTGTGCGGACTATTAAGCAAATCTTTGTTAGAACGCTCATCAAGGACAAACGTGCTAATAGTAATTGTGAAAGTTTGCGAAATAGCTGCGTTATTAAGCATTAAAACAAAATACACCACGTCTGTTATAGGTGTAAATTCCAACGTCGCAATATTTGTTGTATATGACGTAATATTAGCGGAAGCGATTGCTGTTTTATCAAGATTAGCCGCAGTCGGGTACGTTTCTGTAATTATAGCTTGCAACCCAGTAGTGCCTGCCGTAAGCGAGAAACTAGACGTCTTTATCGAAAAAGAAATCTTGTGAGCAACTCCTTTTTTTAGTTTTATGCTCGTACCTATTTTTTCGACGTGACCGTTTAAGTACGGAATCTCTGCTTTCATCTTTGTTGACGAGTCAAAAGTGATTTTGCCAGACGAATAATAAATATCCCAGTTTCTAGGAATCTCTTTCACATACCCGCCATACGAGCCGATAACATCGTCAAACATCTCGTAAGCTGACATCGAATAGTCGCGAAGTGGCATACCTCCATACGTCACTTTGTCAAGCAACGAAAGCCTGTCGCTGAAATCGAGGTTGAGTTCGCGGTTTATAACGTCGTAGTCGCTGTCGCTCGTTGTGTGTTCTTGAATTTGGTTGTCGTTTATGCGAATTTTGGTTTGCGCGTTTGAAGCTGGCAGAACGCCAGCCTCAATGTCAGCCCGAATCGCGCCGCCGAGGTCGCGGAGTTTCGCACTGCCAGTGCTTGGAATAACCCCGTAGTTTATGCCAGCGGGGTCGGTCGAAATTTGCGAAGTGCTTGAAAGGTCGTCAACCCACGCTTTGTCGTAGGTCTTGTCGCCTATTTGTAGTTCGAGTTTAGCCATTATTTCCACCTCGCATAGAAAGTCATATTGTCCCACACCGTCACTGGTTGCTTCGGCATATAGTACACGCCGTAGCTTTGCGCGTTTGAAAGCGTTGGTTGCAAGCTCCAGCCGTCGAACGTCATACCAGCATAGCTGAACCCAGTACTTGTCGGAAGTGAAATTGCACCGCCATACACAACGTTTTTCGGGTTGTTGTATTGCTTGTTTCCGTTTTTGTCAAGAATGTATTCGCCGTCGCTATCACGTTGAGCCAAGTCGTCGATAGCCCCAGTGCCTCCGTTCATATTGAACGTAACTTCAAATACCTTGCCAATCTTTGTTTCAGCCAAGTCGCGGTTTGTTGCCACAAGTGAAACAGTTATGTCGAGTGCGCCGAAATAGTGCGAGCCAAACGCATATAGCTTATTAAGCTCTTGTGTCGTGAACGCAAACTCTTGGTCTTGCACCCACTCTGCTTTCTCGCGGTTGAAGTACGTCACGTAGCACACACGTTCTTGCGAAATCTTGCACAGAACGCGGTAATCTGTGATATTCATATAAGCATAAGTAATCTCGACGCGAGCCACAAGTCCATAGTCAACGTCAAGAATGTTGGTCAAAACGAAGTTCGTGCTTCTCGTGAGGTCAGCCCCAAACACACGTTCCTCGAACCCAAGCCCACTGTCGGGTGTAGCGCACTTGAACGGGTAGTGCTTGTAGCCAGCCGCCGTTATGTATATCGTGTCAATCCCGTCGTTCTTGTTTATCGGGTTTGCCGCCTTGTAATCTACTGCATTGTTTACATCTACTATCGCGCCCATATTACTTCCAATTCAAACTTGTGTTGCGACGGTTCGCCTCGCCACGGAAGCCAGCACTTGCCGCCACATATCTGCCGACCTTGTTGCCGTCCAAGTAGACAGCCGCCTCGGTCGAACCACTATTCGCTCTCGAAATGTCGCCATACGACGAAGCCATACCGAGCTTTACGCCTCGCGCCACGCTGTCCGTCATTATGTCGTCCATCTGCCTGTCGTTCATAATCATCGACGTGCCGCCTTGTCTGCCAACCCATTCTGGACCCTTCTCGCCCGCTATGAACGCACCGCCTCTTTGGAAGCCGCCGTCTGCGTGTTTTTCAGCCGCCAACGCTATCAATGTGCCAGCAGTCAATGTTACACCAGCCGCAATAGCAGCCGCGGTCAGCCCCGCCTTAATACCAGCACCAATGCCACCAGATGAAGCCGCCGCCAAGCCAATCGCAACACCAGCAATAGCCGCCGCCAACGCTGCAACAACGGGTATTACAATTTTTGCAGTACTTCCAAGTTTATCTAGATTTGATATAAAATATGCAAGACCAACTCCAAGAGCTGCAATACCAGCATACATTGCTACATTCGTATTTGCCAATTTCGCAAGAATAGACAACAATCCTTTCGATTTCGTCGCAATTTCTGCCAAATGCACACCAAAATCGAGGGCTTTGAAAGCTACTAATGCACTTATAATTAGCCAAAGAGCTGGTTCAAGCAAATTGTTTTTATTCAGCCAGTCAAGCGTGTTCACCACGATTTCCAATATGCTCATTGCTATCGGAGCGAGCTTAACAGCTATGTCGGCTATTTTAGGCAACAAGTCGGAAGCCGATGTCGAAAGTTGCGCAACCACTGTGACGATTTTGTCCATCATTTTCGAATCGCCAAGAGCGGTTTTACCAATCGCAAGAGCGATAGCAGCAATAGGGCTTTTAATGCCTATAAGAAGCGTAATAATTCCGAACAACGAATCTTTGAGTTTGTCGATTCTGTCTTTAAGATTTCCAGTTTGTTTTGCCCAATCGGCGAATACTCCATCTGGGTTGCTTTCAAGCCACTTCCCAAATTCTGGGAACATTTTTGTCAAGAACGTTTGCGCTATTGTTTTCGCATACATCGAAGAATCTTTCATTGAACTCTCAAACAGCTCTATATATTCTTTCGATTCTTTGCCGAATAACTGTTCAAGTAATGCAGAAACGCCTGACTTTGAGCCACCACCAGACAACGTGTTGAATTTATCGAAGCTCAACAGCGAGCCTTTTTGTGCGTCTTCGAGGTCGAGGAAACTGTCGGTTAAATCGTCAACCGAAGTTTTAACGTTACTGTTTACACTTTCGGCTTGTGGAACAACTTGTGCCAACAATTCGTTTATAGCAAGAATTGCGCCATTCAAGTACCAAATTGCTTTCGTAGCTATACCTGCTGTCTTACTCGCTTCTTCAAACGAATCACCGAACTTAAATGTGCCAACAAGAATAGAGCCGACCAACCTCTTGAACGTTTCAAACTGCGAATTGAGAACACGCTGTTGGTTCGAGAACGTGTTTATGGTTTTTGCCATATCGCCCCAAGAATCTTTGAGTTGACGAATAAGCAACAATGTACGAGCGAGTTGTTTGTCAGCTTGCGACAAGTTGGAGTACGAACTGCCGTACTGTTTCAACATAGCGTTAATACTGTCTTCGGTTATATCTGCGCCGTATTTACGAACAGGCTTAATTTGACCAGCAATACCGCTCGCCAAGTCGCTCATAGCTGTCTTAACATCGACGTTACGCAACGAAGAAACGTCCAACGCCAAGTATGTCAACGCTTTCGACAACTGTGTGCCTGTTTCAGCCGACTGCCCCATTGCGTTCGCCATCTGCTTGAACGTAGCGGCATATTGTGCTAATTCATTTGCGTCCAAGCCAAGATTGTTTGCGGTCGCTTTAACGAAATCTTTTGCAGCGTCAGCCGCGTCGCCAAACACGACTTCCAACAAGTTCAAGTTTTCAACCCAGTCGGAAGCAGCCCCAATTAGCGAAACCAACTGATTCCAAACGCGTTTAAGCACATAGATTTGTGCCACCAAACGCATTAGGTCGATTTTCTTGATTTTGTCGGAAAGTTTGCCTATCGAGTTTTTAACAGCGTCAACTATGTTTTTTGTTTTGTCAAGCGCAATTTTGTTTTGAGCGTCAGCCGTTGCAAGTATAGAGTTTTTGTAAGAATTTTCTGCCGATTGCAAACTAATTAACGACATCTTTGCAGATGCTCTTGCATTTTTCAGCCTCTCGGTAGACGCAATGAGCTTGCTTGTCGCTTTTTCATTAAGAATACCATCTTTGTCAAAGACTTTACCGCCCTTTATTATGTTGCCAGCACCTAACAAGTTTGCTTTTGTCGCTTTCAGTGCCGCTCCTGCAACCTTTTGGCTGCTTTTGGCTTTACCATATGAGAGCTGGGCTTTTTGGACGGTTTCATACGCTTTCTGTTGCTTTTCGAGCGACTTAATAATAACCTCACTATCTTTTGTGAGGTATTGTGCCATCGACTTGCTAGCAGAAATAAGCCCGTTTATATTCTTTTTTGTTTGTTGGATACCACGCGCTGTCTGCGTGTCAATAGAATCAACGTCCGCTATGGCTTTCTTCATACCAGCGTTGTTATACTTGTATGATATGTCTATTTTGATACCATTGTTCTTGTTGTCAGTATCAGCCATCGCGTTCTTCCTTAAATTTATTGTTTACAGCCCCCGCCATTCGCATAAACTTGCTAATAAGCGGGTGACCGCCGTCTATATTCTTTTTAATACTTTCTTTCTGTTTTGTCAAGACACTAGGCTCATCTGGGTAAAAGTTTTTGCTTGAACGCTTTGAACCCAGCGATTCGGACAATGCCTGCCGCAATGCTAGCAAGCCGTACTTCCCATATATCCACGCACTAATGTCTATGTCGTCGTGTTGTGCTTTGGTTTTATCGACAAAAGCATCTTGATAAACGAAAAAGTCTTGGGGGTCACCGAACCAAAATTCGGTACTTGACATACCGTAACAGAGAGCGCACTTAAACATATTGTCGAAGAAGTCAACTGGTTCAAGCACGCCCTCCTCGTTAGGCTTGTCGTTTAGGTCAGACTCATTGCTACTTTCGCTTTCTTTTCGCCTTTGTCGCCTGTAAAACCCAACATAGCGAACTCGTAGATTTTTTGGTCGAATTCACTATCTACCTCGTTTTCGACGAGATATTCGCGGAACTTGTCGTAGTCAAACGGCTCGCCGCCAGCCAACTCGACCATCTTGGGCAACACATATACAGTGAATTTGGGGAGTTCTTCTTCGAGAATGTCGTTCATTTCTAGCAAATCTGCGATAGCCGTGATGTCCTCCATATTCTCTGCGTTTGGTGATACCTTTGCTCCTTTCATCATCGCCGCCCACAATTTCGGAAACTTCTTCAATCCGTCGAGCGTGATTTGTCTGTTGATAGCAATGTCAAAGTCGTACTCTCCGACACTGCAATGCTTCGTGTTCTTTCTCAAAAGTTCCATATATTCCTCCTAATGTTGCTTTTGTTGTCGATTATGCTGCTGGTTTTTCGTATTTGATTACTGTGCTAGGTGCAATACTTATAGTGCAAGCCACAACTTCGTCCACGCCACCGCTTGTAACCCAAATTGAGAGCTGACCAGTCCAACTTGCACGAAGAAGTGTAGTGCCTTTCCCTGCGTCATCTGGGTCTTGAACGAAATCAACACAGAAGTCGTAAGAATCAGAAGTGTTGTCGTAAGTTTTCTTGATGTACAAGAATGAACCCTCTTCAGTTTCTGCGCCAAAATAGAGATTTGTGTTGAACGTCAATGCATCCATAGATTGAATACCCTCAATATAGGTGTGAGCCTTATCACCGAGAGTGGTGGTTTGGAGCATTTCGGGTTCGCCGCCGAGGTCTGGGAAGTCTTGAATCGGGCAGAGAATCTTGTAATCGCTGTCGCCGCTTGCTTTAACTTTAAGATAAGTTCCGTATGTTGATTTGACAGTAGTTGACATTTTAATCTCCTTTATCTATAAAAGATTTTGTTTATATTGTCATATATTACATAGCCAGTCACTCTGCGCCTGTATAGGCTTTCGTCTTGGCTACTGACTTGCGTGTTTTCCTCGATGTGCGGGTTCATATACTCTTTGAGCGTCGTCACGAGTTGCTTGTTGATTGCCAGTCCGATGTCGCGCTTCGTTTTCTTGCCTACTTCTTGGTTGTAGCACTCAATTTCAAACTCAACCCGCGTGTATTGCTCGTCCTTGTTGCTTGCGTAGGTGTTCGGGGCTTGAACCCAATCTTCGACACCGATGTATGTCACGGGGAACGAGGTTTCTTCGCCAAAATTTTCTTCGACAAACTTCATATTCTTGCCGCCAAAAAGTGTGCGCCATTCAGTTCCAGCAAACGCTTTCTTGACCACGCTTGTCAAACTGTTTATAAAGTCTTGTTCGTCGAATACAATCATTCTTCTTCGCCCTCGTCGGTTTCTTTCGCTTTGCGGTACAGCACTGTATTTATTGACTGCCTGAACCTACTGCGCCAGTTGGCTCGAATAAATCTTCTTGCCGCCGCCATATAGTGTGCGGGCTTACTTCGGTCTGTTACGCCAACCCAGCCTCTTGTCGCCAGTTGGTACTTGTACGGGAGTTTTCGGCTTCCACGCACTCGGCTTTTGCTGTCGGTTTCGACTGTTCTAGCGGGGTCGAGGTAGGTCGTGTGGTACTTCCAAACCTCTGTGCCTTTGCTGTCGCCGCCCTCCGCCAATATGCCTGCGCCATACTCGGCATAGTACATATTTTCAGCCGTGTCTTTGCTTGCGTGCTTATACGGAGCTGCTATTGCGTACCCGCTTCTCGTCTTTATAACGCCTATTTCGTCAACGAGTTTTGCGCCGAATTTCTGCGTGAACTCTTGGTCGCTAGCCACTCTCGCAAGTTGGGCTTTTGCCACGTCGCACGCGCTATCTGCAAGTTTCGCAGTTGCCGACCGAAGTGCTATTGGCATTTCCGTGTCAATTCGCTTTAAGTTGTTAAGTACCGCCACTCTGTTTCTGACGTACTTGTTGCTCATTTCAGCTCCACCGTATATTCGACATACTTGCCAACTTCTTCTTTGCCAACCATAGACATCAAGTAATCTGTGCTTTCTGCGTCATCGGGGACATCATACCAAAGTTTTGTGTCGAAGTCAATAGGTAAATACATATTTATAGGAACGATAAATTTGAGATTTGCGAGGTCGTCGATAGCCATAAACCTCAAAATTTCGCCGTTGTGTTCGTAGTAGAACTCGGAGTAGTTTGTCGCCGTGCTTCTGCAAGAAACGAGTATTTGACCGTTGCGTGTCGTCGGTTTTGACACAATTTCGTAGTCGGGTTTGTCGTCGCTCACTCTCGGCAAGGCGTTAATCCACACACGAGTGTATTGGTCGATTTTCTTGTTTTCATCAGTCGCATTTACAATAAATTGCAAGTCATAGGAAGCCTCTGTTCCCATTCGACTGTCATAGGCACTACCAGTTCGGTCAGCCACATACGCTTTGGTTTCTTTTATGTCATCAAAAACCTCTTGTGACCTCTCGTTTAAACCAAGCCTATAAGCATAATAAATTGTTTGGCTGTCTTTCAACAAATTTCTTCTCGACATCGTTAGTTGGGGTAGTTCATTCGGTCGGCGGGGTACTCATACCCAGTCGGTTTAATGTATTGCGGTATGTTTGCTACAATAAAACTTGCAATCGCGTCCGTGCTGTCGAACGAGTCCGAGGTGTTCAGCGAGCTTCTAGAAGTCGAACCCTCCGCCCCAACATTGTTGTACAGCATTGCAACGCACCGCACCAACGTTTTGTCCCAGTCTGTATTGTATGAGCTGGCTTTGGAATATTGCATAATGCTTTTGAACGAATCGTCGATGAGGTCTTCAAGTAAGAACTCGTTGTCATCGCCCGCCAATTCGGGAACTCGTCTTATTACAGCTTCTTTAATATCTTCTAGCCAACTCATTTTTCTACAGTCTGTTTTTTGCCTTTCTTGGGCTTGTGTTGTATATCATTCTCTCCCACCGCTTTATCAACCCCTGCTGACGCAGGTTCTTCTACGCCAGCTGGAGTGTAATCGTCAACGAAAGGGGCTATGTTTTTCCATTCGGTATCCGAAATGTAAACTGTCGCCATAGCCCCACGTCGGAGGAATATGCCGTTAGAGAGTACGACATCGTTTTTTGGTTTGACCACTCTAATCATTACGCTTCAGTCGTGAGGTTCGCAATGAACATCTTGTTGACTGCAATCGGGGCGGGCAAATACATACCAGTTGCTTTCGTCCACGTGACTGCGGGGTCGTCTTGTGCCCACATAGTGAGCGTGCAGAGCGAAGATTCTTTAATGTTGTGACCAACTTTGTCGCGGAGTTGGATTTCCTCGGGCGTTACGCCGAAGAAGCCTCTGCCAAGAGAACCTTTCGTCGAGAGGAAGCAAATTGCCTTTTCGTCGAAGAAACGTTTGGTCGTGGAGTCGTTTACGTTGACTTTGTACACATCATCGTTCACAACGAACTCAATGCCGTAGTAGTCGTTAATCCACGCAAGCAATGAAGTTTGTGTAAGCGGAGCGGTCTTGTCTTTCCAGAACGACTTGATTTCGGTGTTAGCGAGCATATAGCCGATAACAGTCGAAGAAGTAATTGCTCTGACAATCTTGAAGCCTTTTGCTTGTGCTTTCTTTTGCACGCTATTGAGGTCTGCGAGGATGCCGTGTGCGGGCTTTTCCCAACCAGAGAACGTGAGTTTGTTGTCCGACTTGAAGCCGTAGTCGACGGTGTATTTCGCATTGTTTTCTTCAACCGTGATTTTACCAGTTGAGAGAAGTTCCATATTTGCGACTTCCGTTCTTGTGATAACTCTTGAGAGGAGGTTTGCTGCGTCGTTGAAAATGTAACGCACAACTCCGTCTTGGTTGCCACCATTGCGGAGGAAGTAGGCGACTCTTTCGGAAACGGCAAGTTTCTCTTTGATGAGAAGTTTCTCGAGTTCGACTTTTTGGAAGTTCGGGCGTTCGCCAATTCTTGCCTCGGTGTCAAGAGCGTGTACTTGCGCCATCACGGGGAGTTCGCCGCCCTCAACGAGTTGCTCGTAAGAAATTTTCGGGTTTTCGGTCTTTACAGGAGTAAAGAGTTTTTGTCCCATATAATTTCTGTTGTAAGAATAACTTTCGGTAAATTCCGCGAGTTCTTGCGGTTTAATGAGACTCAATACGTCCATACATTACACCTCCACCGTACCAAAGTCAGGTCTAACTACTGCGCCCTCGGCGATTGCGTAGAGACCTTGTTTTGCAAATGCTTCTGCTTGCGATGCCGCGCTTGCAGGGAGTTTTGCGTCGATATAGCTGCCGCGAACCATAAGGCTGCCGATTCTATCACCGTCCGTGATGTCCACGTCGTTGAAAAGAATTCCAGCATACGGAGCCGCGAAAATTGAACCAGCTTTGACAATCTTTCTGCCATTTTCTGTAACAGCACCACTCGCGGTAGAGGGAACGGTAATGGTCTTGAGAACCAAACCTACTTCACTTCCGAGAAAATTGGGTCTGTTGAGAACGTAATTTTCCATATTGGTATGCTCCTATATTAGTATTTTTTGTTTTATATTTTGACGTCAGTTGAATCGCCTTTCAAATCGACATATCCACCTGCTGTCGGTTGCGTTGAAAACTCTTTTGCCAGTTTGCTTGCGACACTTTCTCCGCCGCTACCGTCGCCATCTTTCGGTCTAATGCCTCTAGTTTGGAACTCTTCGGTGAGCTTCTTCTTGTACTCTTCGTTTGCCGTCTTTCTTGCTTCTGCAAACTTTTGAGCTGTTTCGAGGTTCTTCGTGGAATCGTCGCCAATAAGAGTTGCGAGGTATTCGATTTCAGCGTCCGAAATGCCAGCGTCTTTGTAAATCGTGGTGATTCGTTGCTTGTCGAAATCTCTCTTCTGTTGTGCGAACGCCTCCATATCCTTTTTCAGCTTTTCTTCGGCTGTGAGTTTCGCTTCTTCTTCGAGCTTAATTTTGAGTTCTTTCTCAATTTCGCCACGAAGTTTTGATTCAGCGTTCTTTCTTGCCGTGTCGCTCGCTTGGTTTCTTTCTCTGTCGAGTGCGGAAGTAAATGCCGCTTCGTCGATGTCAAAAGTACCGTCTTCTTTCTGTTTGATAAAATCTTTGATGTTCATTTTCTCTCCTCCAACAAAGTTCGATTAGGCTTGCCCGTCTGTGCCGTTCGTGCCGTCGCCCTCTGCCGTACTTGATTTATTTGTATTTTGGTTTTTGCCTAAAAATGCGTCAATTTCAGCTTTTGCCTTGACGTTGTTTTGGTGGACTTCTGCTGGGTCTGTCGCGGCTCTCGAATTGATGAGTGCGTCGAGGTCGTTCATACCTGCGTTCTTGAATGTTGCGTATGCCGTACTTGCGGTTGTCGGGTCGTCACTCAACGAGCGTACAAACTTGTTGCGAATGTCGAACGGTTGCAAGTGGCTCAACCTATCTTTGCCACCAGTTAGGTTATGCGAATACGCAATGCACACACCAACGAACTCGGTTTCCGCTTTGTCCATCTTCGGTATAATCATACCAGCGTTGTTTTCCAAGTCTCTAAACCCGTTTCTGTACACAACAGCTTTGCCAGTGTCGTGTCCGCCGCCGCTTCTTTCGGCTCTGCTCGGTATGCCAGCTGTCGTTTCAATAAGTTGGTCGATGTAGTCGCACAAAACTTGAACGCCTGTTTGTTCGAGCGGGTTTTTAAGTATATCAACTTTGGGCGGATTTTGCGGGTTCTTTTGGGTGAGCGCAAATATTCTGTCTTGTATTGCTGTTTTCTTGTCTTCTTCGTTCTCGAAGTCGCAGTTTATGAGCAACAAAATATAGTCTACAATCTGTTGGACGTCATCAAGGCGGTTGCTTGCAAGTTGGTTCTTGAACATAAACAAGTCCTTGCAAATTTCCCAGTCTCCCTTGCGGAACGCGTTTCTCTCAACTTCGATGAGCGGAATTCTGCCAATCGTGTTGGGTTCAGCCTTGTATAAGTATCCGTTGTATTCAACGGGAAGAATACGGAAGCCAGTTTCACTCGTGGAGTCGTCAACAACTCTAAACTTGTGGTACTTCGACCAAACCGTGTACTCTTTGCCGTCAACTTCGTTTTTATCGTTATAGTGCTTGCCTATAATTACGCCGAGCAGCTTTTCGCCAACAATCGAGGACGTATAAACGCAAAATGCGGACTGCGGGTTAATAAACTTGTTGTTAATGACGAACGGAACACCGCTAAAGTCGAGTTCTTCTTTGTTCGACGGGAGTGAAAGTTTATAACCAAGTCCACATACACTTGCAGAAAGCGTAGCCATAATCGTTGCGTCGTGGTTTCCGCGGTAGTCGAGGAACTCGCTCAACGTTTCTACTTCTGCTTGCTTATTGCTTTTCTCGTCTGTTTGTCGGGAAACATACTTGATGGGTTCGCCGAAACAGTAAGAGTTTATAGTCCTAGTGACAGCCCAAGCGTCGTCAACTGTAAGTTTGTTGTTGATGTCGTTGCGTTGCTTCTTTTCTTTCGACCAATAAGTTGGGTCGTTGAAGAAAATTCTGAACAATTCGTCCTCGGCTTGCTCGTTTTCTTTGTGCTTCGGGAGGACTTCGTTCAATATTTGCATAACCGTCAATGAATCGACTTCGGCATCGCCAGTCAACTCACGATTCGTGCTTATAATTTTTCTTCCAGTGTACTTTGTATCCAACGCCAAAATATGACCTCGCTTGGTTCTTGTCTTAAAAATAGCACCATTTTATGCGCTTGTCAACACCTATTTTAGATTTTTTTGATAATCTGCCAAAATGTCTTCGAGCTTCATATCAGTGCCAATAATGTTAATGTTCGTTTGAGCCGTGTCTTGCTCTTTCATTCCAAGCGTCGCTTTGCCCAAGAACGAGCCTGCAACGGGGTTGTATTCGCCTGTCAACATTCCTTGTGCGATGATAGATTTGAAATGGTCTTGAATCTGCCTAACCATCTCGCCTCTATCATTGTTTTCATAAGACCAGTTGTTAAATGTCTGCGTAGATATGTTCAACATCTTGCAGAATGTGAAGATTGTGGGCTGGAATCTGGTGTTCTCGCTCAATTTAAGCGTTATTTTTCGGAGCGTTTCCATCAGCTTTGACAAATCCTCCGCTGTCGCGGTCTTGTTATGTGCTTTTCGTTCGATGAAATACGGGAGCGGCGTTAAAAATCTGCTTTCAATATAATTCGCTTTATTACATCTTATATCATCGAAATCAACCAGACTAACATCGTGATAAAACGTGTTAAGATACTCGGTTTCGCACTGTTCGTAGGTCGAATAGACCAATTCTTTCTTTTCTGGCTTCTGAACAACGAGTTCGTCCGCTATTTTCGGTTTTCTTGCCATTGTTCACCTCAAAATGGGAGTTTCTTATATGTCTTAACGTAGTTTTTATTGACTTGGTTGAATATGAAGTTCTCGGCAATACCACAAATTGAGTCTGGGGCGTCGTCGTGCAAGTTTTTTGACACGTCGGCTGAATATTGCGTCAAACTGTTCATAAAAATGCTCATTTGGGTTCTGCCCGCATACCTGCGCTTCGTCGGGAACACAATGTTGTCCTTGACAGTGCCTGCGAGGTTCGCTATACGTTGTGCCTTGTTGACAGTGTTGTACTTTGTCATTACGTCGCACCACTTAACGCCAGCCGCTTTGAGCTTAATTTTTATGACTTCCGCCAAACTGCCATCTATATTTTCTTCGACAACGAGCCGAGTAATTTTGTTTTTGCGAATCTTGGTCACTATGTCGTCGTAGAGGTCGATTGACGATTTCTGGCAGAAAATGCAGTCGGTTAGGTAGAATTTCTCGTCTTTCTTGTTTTGCCTCAAAATAGGCATTGAGAAGAAGTCGCGCGCACTTCGTCTAGTCGGGTCTATGTATGCCACGGACTGTTCGTTCAAGTCCGAAGTCGGTAATTCGTCGTATGTCTGCAAAAAGTCGTAGTCGAAAATAAGTCCCTCGGCAGGAATAGGCTTTTGTCGCCAAATACAAGCATAACTGTAAGCGTCAAGCCCGTTTCGCTTCTTGACCAACGCTTCGGTGCTTATAAATTCTGGGTATGCACTTTCGCCGTATTCGTTTTCGCAGTCGTTTATAATAATAATTGTCTTGTTGTCGGCACTAATATATGTGTTCTTGAAACGTCTGTCTGGTCTAGCCCCGTTCATTGCCTGCCCAATCGTTTGCGCAAACACGTCGTTCGGGTTGAACATAGTGCCTGTCAAAAGAATGAATTTGTCGTCTTGCTCCTCAAAACGGTCGCTGAAGTCGCCTCTGAACAACTGAACAATGTCGTTATGCAGCTTAGAGTTCGTCGCCTCTTGTTGCCCACGCGACGGGTCGTCCATTGAAGCCACACAGCAACGCACGGAGTTAATTGCCGAATCTCTTGTCTTAAAAATGTTGGCTGTCGGTGTGTACTTGACGCCGTTCATTATCCATTCTTCGTCAGATGACTTACTGAAAGGCTTATACATTCCTTTGATTATCATTTGTCTATTCTCTGGATATATATCTATGATTCTCTTGTTCTCAATCAAGTTCTTCGTCTGGGCAGATTGGTTATAAATATTGCTTTGTTCGTTGCCGACACGCAGAAATCCGCCTTTCTCGTTTATAATCCAAGCAAGTTCGGCGTACATTTCGTTAAGCGTATTGACTAGGTACGACTTTCCGCTCGACGGGAACGTGGAAAAAACAATGGTTTGCGGTGTAAACTGGAAATTCTTGTCGCCTGTTGGCATACGAAGACCAAAACGACCGAGCAATCCTTGATTCACCCACCAAACTGCGGCTTCGAGGATTCGCTTCCGACTTGGGTAGGCTTTCTTGGTCTTGTCACGTTCAAGGTACTGTATGTTGTATTCAATAAAATAACGCGCGGCAACTGCCATTTGCTCCCAACGCAGAACGTCGTAAATATAGGCTAGGTGGCTTAACTGTTTTGTCGAGCCGTCGGGCTGCCTCTGAATCGTGTTGTCATCGCTTGCCTTGCACCACGTCTGCACATAGTTCGAAGTCGTGAAATACTTATAGCAGTATTCGAGCATTTCCTCAATCTTGCGCATTGTGTGCGTGTACGCATAGCAACTCGCCTTAAAGTCGTTCAGCTTGTACATTAAATTGACGAGCCTACATTCTGTCACCAGAGCGTTAAACTCGTCTTTGAGGTAGTATTTGGCAAAACTTGTGGTTCGTAGCGGGTTCTTGCCAGCCACTTTCTTGAAGCTCGCCTCTATTTCTTTGAGGTCGTCGCCCTCGTATTTGTGTTTCGTGTGCATAATGATTTTTGGTCGTCGTTAATTAGAAAAGACAAGTCCATTCCGTGAAACTTCCCCATCGCCTCCGCCATTCGCTCGGTAATATGCCCCTCGCTAATTCGGCTCATAAACGGGTGATATTCAAGCCCAATTTTCTCGCAATATTCAGTCCACGTCTTTATTCCCGCGGACGCCATAAGCTTCTTAACCCAGTCTATTCTTTCTATCGACATCTTGCAAAAACAGAATGTGGTTCACACCCAACGCACGGCAAAAACGTTTAATGTCGTAGTACGTCCACTCGTCGTCTTTCTTGTGGTTCAAGTAAAAGTTCATATTCTGCTTGCTCGACAAACCAAGTTCAAGCGCGAGGCTTTCGTAGGTGTAATGACTGCGTTTTACCTCTTCTTTGAGTGCAGATGATATTGTGTTACTCATTGTCACCACCCTCCCCGCAGTAGTTCTCAACAAAATACTTGCACACGTTTTGGTGTTCGCACTCGATTTCGTAATGCGTACCAATGACCTTTCCGTCCACAACACACTCACACTTGTTCAGCACGAGTTCTTTGTACGGACATTGTCTGCAACGTTCACTCATTTCAATCATAAAATTACCTGTTCTCATTGTATTCCTCCGAGTTTTTGTTTGGTCTTGGAGCTAGAGGTCGGATTTGAACCGACAACCTACTGTTTACAAGACAGTTGCACTGCCGTTGTGCTACTCTAGCATACAGCCACATCGCCGCAAGAATGAAACGAAAAGTGAAAAGGACTCACGGCAATGAAGCCATATTTGCTCGACTAATTTACGCAAGGGCGCGATTTCCCTTTTGGTGGACTATCTCGGTAACGCTCCGAGGTCTTGCGCAGTCCGCTTCGTGTTTAAGCGCAATCGAAACTTTCCATAGCCCGTAAGGAGGTGTGTGCCGCCGCCAGAGAGGTACAACTGGCTTTTGTTTATTTGTTGGCTTCGAGGAAAAAATAATGCCGAAAAACCTCATTCGCCAAGCGGCACTAGTTATGACATAGCCCGTATAGTGTAATTGTCTTCTTTTATTTCGTTTTTCTTAGGAAGTCTGTTCAGTGTCGCCATCTTCCCGCACTCTGGACACTCCACATACTCAATCTTCGTGTCTTCTGTACTCGGTATAAACAGCCCAAACAGGTCGTCCCGCAAGTCGTAGGTCTGCACGTCGTCTTCGTCAAACTCGTACACGCACCTGCAGCGCTGGCACTCAATTCGCCTATTCTCGCTTCCGCTCACCACAACTTTCATCGCTTTCGCCTCCTCATTTTCGCCACTAGTTTAACACCTGTTTTACGGCTTGTCAATACATTTTTTTACAAAAGCCAGAAACTTTCCAATTTTAACAACAAAAAAGTAGGTTGTTAGCCCACTTCTTCGTGTAATTACTTGCTTTTACGCTTACTCCTGCGTTTACGATATTTTGGCTTCACCCCGTTCGCTTTGTCTTTCTCGCGGTGCAACTTCGTGTGGCAGGCTTCAC